CCGTATGCACGGGATTGCATGCTAGGCGCAGTCCGGTGCTCTGTCCGTTGGTGGACATCGGCACCAATTTCGCATCCGTGCTACCGGTGGCCGTCACACACAAAAATCGGTAGCAAAATCAATAGGTTGGCTCCCCGCCCAACATATCGAAATCACATACGAATCACTAAGTAATTGAATTACTTAATCAATCAATGTTTCGTAATATCACTATAACATGCTTTTTTAAAACTGGAAAATAAGTTTAATGTAATCAATAACTTGCAAGACAGCTAATCATATCAATAACTTAGCGTTTTTATTTCTCTTGTAATATCAACAGGTTATCTTTTATTCGACATTTTCCAGCTAAGTTATTGATTTTAGGCAAAAAAAACCGCCCTTTCGGGCGGTTCGGGGAATCAAGGGTTTATGTCGACTATCTGAAGGAACCCTTCATAACTTGTCTATCAAGAAGGGATAACCGCTTGACTTCATTGTAGATTTCCAGTGCCTCTCCTTCCAGTCTAGGAATTGGAGTCACTCGTTTCTGAATTTCCTTGCGATTCTGCGCCTTTGACTCCATCTCTTCAATTACTTCATAATATATTGGAGACCCTTCACCTAAGTCTATGAACCTAAGTCGCAGGAACCATTGATTATTTGAACCCTCCTTCTTGAAAGATGTGTGCTCAACCACATCCTCCAGGCATTTCACACGGTTACCTCCAATATTGAGAATTCCTTCAGCCCACGGTCTCACTTTTTGAATTAACCTGACCTTTTTACTGAGAATTTCGCTCATAGGCTTCAACCAAGATTGAGGCATGAAGCTAGCTTTCTTGGCTAACCCATTGATACCATTGATTTTTTCCTGCTCCTCCTGATCAAGCAATGTCCACTCACGAGACGGTTTATCGTATCTTATTCGAGACTTATCGGCAAGCTCTGAAAGATAATTCTGAAACATATCTAAGTTACTGAAATCATGACCATAGCTTCCCATGGTCTCCCACTGGGCCAATCTCTTCAGGTTAAACAGCTCTCTAAGAGCGTTCATAAAAGCCTCGTATGCGAAATTCTTGGTAACTTCCCGATTTCCTTTGGTTTGTTCGGCTGTGTAGATTGTTGACCATCCACCCAGCTCGTCAAACCTCTTTTGAATCGCAGCCTTAGCCGCAGGACATAAAGTGGTTGAATTGATTAACTCTCTAGCTTTGCGGATTTGTTCGGTTATTTCTTCCTGCGTGAATCCCTTCGGCTCTTTCTCAATGATAAGAGCAGCTTGCGCAGGAGTTTTACAAAACCCTACAGTCATGTTAGGTAAGACCACGTTTTTATTGGTCTTTACTTTGAACGTCTCCAAGTGTTTTTGGACTGCTTGAAGCTGCTCTTGAATCTTTGCGGCTAAACTAGCGTTTTTACCGCATCTTCCGAGATCCGACTTGTAGCGTTTGATCCGGTTCCGACAAAGTGTAGCGTTTTCAAGACCTTCCAAGACTTTCTTCATTTCTCTTTTTGTCATTTTCTCTAACCCTTCAAAACTCTTACATTAGTCGTTTACGACCATGAAAAAATTGTAACATATCAGGTATTTAATGTCAAGCTATAAATAACATTGGATTTTTTCGCGCTCTTATTAATGCCTTATGTAATATAATTAGAATAGATTAATACAATAATAGATAACCTATTGAATAAGCTAATAGTATAGACTAGGGCCTGGGCGTGACCGGCTTTGCGTTATATTTTAATAACTTACGTTTTACTTAGATTTTACCATTAAAGTGTTGTGTTACATAGGTTTTATAAGTAGTTGAAATCGTTAAAGAAAATAGAACACGGTATTACCTGCTAATAACCATTATTTATTAATAATCATTCTCCTTAAGCCAATTTGTGCAATGATAACAATAGCTTACTTACTAGGAATGGTTACTATTTAACCTTTTCTTTAATAATTTCAGTAACTTAGCTATCTCTCAGTATTCTATTTTAAGATAAGACCGCCCAGCCACGCTTCTTCAATGATTTCAGTAACTTGCCCAGCTTCTGTGATCCTCTCCTTGAGCTTTATTCCACTTACAGTCAATAGTTAAAGTAACCTTATTTTCACTTAGGCCAAATAGTTAAAGTAACAGTTAAAGTGATACTTTAAGTTAAGATGTTAGTTGGAAATCTGGCCTATCCTATTGATATTACTAGCTTTATTTATCTCGATTTCCTAGAATTTACTTTAACTATACTTCACTAATATGGCCTAAGTCATTGATATTGTTACCTTTGCATAGCTAGAAACAAGGTGATGTGATGGTCGTAAGTAGTTGAAATCATTGTGCTTTTTAGCTCGCGGGGTGCCGAAGGCGGGGTCCCAGAATCTCCACCCGACATCCACGCACTCCGTAAAATGAGTCTTTTTTGTTGGTTCAGAAGGCGGGAAATCGTCTCGGTCAAAAAAGTTAAGTAGCTGATATCCTGCGATATTTTCTCCCCGCTCTAGGGGTAATATTTTCGATATTTGCTCTTCAGAAAATTCCAATATTCACTCATTTTTTCCGCAGAGTGAGTAATGGGGCCCTTTCGGGCCCCTGCTCTTTAATCTCCACACTGCAGAAGCTTCAGTCCAAAGAGCCCAAAGCGATTCACTCTCTCAAAATCTCGCTGGGTTATCCATTCCTGCTGCCCCCTGCGTCGGTAACAACCTTCCTCCTTGATGAAGACAAATTCTGTTAGTCTAGCAAGTCTCTTAGCATGGTATCTCATTTTGAATCTCCTTTCTGGAAATGAGGGCCCTTTCGGGCCCTCGGGTTAGTCTTACATTCCTATCCAGTTAATACCCTGAGACTCAATGTCTCGAGTATATCTCAACTCGCTCTGGATACGGAGCCTTAGGTGATCAATACCGTCAAGTCTGCGGTAATCGCTTTCCAGTCTCTCGCCCTCAACCGCTGGCTTGCAAAAGATGCAAGCAATCTCGCCATTCGGCTTCCTGAACAGTTCACTCCAGCGGAGAATCTGACCCTTCCGCTGGCCTCCTTCATGCCTGTAAGTGAAGCGGATCAATCTTCCGCTATTGAGTATCCAGTTCATCAAGACTTCCGTCATCACGTTAACAGTCTCTCCGATGTAGACTTCCATAAATCTGCTGCTGCTTCCGATTCTTTCTCTCATAGTAATCTCCTTCTTCTAGTAACTTCAGTGGTTTACCACCATAAAAAATAGTATATCACATATAAAAAATATGTCAAGAACAATGATTAGTTACGGGGTGGCGAAGCCGGGGTCCTAGATTGACCACCATCCGTCCGAGCACTAGTAGGTGATGTTGTATTGTGGGGCGAAAAAAAGGCCCCTTTCGGGGCCCGAAGGGTTAGTCTATGTTCATTCTCTCGGCCTCAGCGGCGTCTTCCGCTTCCATCTGCCTCCAGAGATCGCTTTCTTCGAGACCTCTTACTGTAGAGAGAATCTCATCTTTTCTCTCATCATAATACTTATCAGCTAATATAAAGGCCTCAGTCAGTGTCTCAACCTTTTTCTGCTGCCTCTTCTTGTTAACATAGTCCAGAGAAGTTACAACATAATAAGTCTCACTGGGTTTGAAACAAACATGAGTATTATGCTCATACACATTTACCTCTACACAAAAACCGTCAAGGGAAAATTTCCACTCCCAAATACACTCGCCTTGTCCTGAATATTTCTCCATGTTTCATCTCCTTTTTTTTGAAGAAGGCGGCCCAAAGGCCGCCGGTTGGTCTAGCATGCGAAGGCAAAGTCCTCGGCTTTGTAAGACTGCCTTTTCGCATTACGGTTTTCGACAAAACGTTTTCTGGACTCTGCATCATGGAGCATATCCATAGCGTCCATGACTTTCCCTCTTGCATCGTCCAATGCCTCGAAGAATTCAGAGGCATCGTCCATATACATCTCTAGTTCCTCGATTTCTATTCCGTCTACGGCTTCCGGGCCTTCCATAGCTTCCAGCACTCCCTGAAGCATACTCCATGTCTCTCCCATTGTCATCATGTCCTATCTCCTTTTTTCTAACATATTCAACTGTTAATGAGTATAACATAGGCAAAAAATATTGTCAAGAGAAACTATTGGTTACGGGGTGGCGGAGCCGGGGTCCTAGAAGCTCCACAATCCGTCCGAGCACCTTTTCATTTGCAATCGATTGCAAATGAAAAGGGCCCTTTCGGGCCCAGGGTTGTTACCATATTTCCTTTTTCCAGTCATTCTCTGGCTTTGGGAGCGGTTTTCCTTCTTCTACCTAAGTGCCGCAGGGCCAAACAGTCGCCTCAACCCTCTCGCCTTTTGTCGTCCTGGTGAAGTATTGTCCTCTCTTCTTGTAAAGCAGAGGCACTTTCTCGCTGTCTCTCCAAACTTTCTTCATATTTCCTCCTCGGGAGAGGGCCCTTTCGGGCCCCTGTTGTTTTGTTATCCCTGTTTATCTGTTCCTATAGCAATTCGATAAGCATATCGCCATGCACTTTCGTAATTTCTCGCGGTATTTCCTCTCCATGTTTTACTCACAAGTCTTCCAGTGGGGGCTCTATGTATAGTGCTAGAAAAACCCACCGTATTAATTTCCCTAGGATAAAGTTGAACCTTAGCTTCTCCCACTGATTTTGGAGAATTATCATAATAGGCTCTTATATACACAGTCGGAATACCATAAACCGTCGCACCTTTGTTAATCAATACTCTCATAGTCATCTCCTTTTTTTGGAAGAGGGCGGCCCGAAGGCCGCCGGTTGGTTAGATGAGCCACTCACGCTGGGTGACACCCTGGGCCGCCAGTCGGCGAAGCTGGCGGCGAATCTTCTTCACCTGTTTGTCGGTGAAGGTGTATCCGTTACCGATCATCGACACAATCAAGGGCTTCCGTGGCACGCCAAAGGCGCGCTCGAAAATCTCATCTTTCCAGTTTCTCTTGTCCTTTGCCATACTAAAATCTCCTTTTCTCTAGTATTTCCAACTGTTAATAAGTATAACATAGGTGAATTTTATAGTCAAGAACATTATCATGCTACGGGGTGGCGGAGCCGGGGTCCCAGAATCGCCACCATCCGTCCGAGCGCTGGGTCTGTGTGTGAATAGTATGTGGCGCGGAGCCAAAAGAAAAGGGCCCTTTCGGGCCCTAGTGGCTAGTCACCGTATTGGATATTATATCTTCTAAGGCCTCTGTCTATCAGAGCCGACGGAGTGGAAATCCAATACATTCTAAAACAGATTGAAGTGTTAGATTCTCTACCCCATGCGTTCCACCATTCAATACTAGTGGAGTCATCATACATAAACTCTTGTAACCATGACAATCTAGATGCTAACCAACAGTGTCTTTGAGAATCAGTCATTTTGTATCTCCTTTTTTGTTGGAAAGTGGGGCCTTTCGGCCCCGGTTGAATACTTTAGCGAAGCGTCCAGACTGTCCAGCCGCCTGCCTCTAGACGGCGGCGTTCGTCCAGGTAAGAGCCATGAAAACCGTAACGAACATAGTTTTCGCCTTTGGCAAAGAATCCGACCATCCGGTCGGAAACGTGAATCTGAGCGACCTTCTGGCCTGCGTCCAGCTGTTCCTGCAGTAAATTCGGATGTGGGTGCATTTTAAGTCTCCTTTTCCTTTGTATTCTTAACTGTCTATGAGTATACCATGTCTGATTTTTCCTGTCAAATAGTTTGTTGTGTCTCGGGGTGGCGGAGCCGGGGTCCTAGTATCGCCACGTTCCGTCCGAGCGCTAGTCGGTGTGTGAATGGTATGTGGCGAAAGGAAAGGGCCCTTTCGGGCCCTGGGAATCAGTCTCCATAGTGGAGGGTCAGAGGATTCTTGGAAAGGTATTCAAGAGAAGGGCAGGACAGCCAACAGTATTTTTCCCATTCTCGTTCCACTGGATACCAAACATCACCAAAGCATATAGTTCTGTGAGCAGGATAAGAACGGGCAAATGCCTCGAAAGGCAGCCAGTCATAATTTCCTTCGTAATCGTTCCTCATTGCAATCTCCTTTCAGATTGTGGCAGCCCTTTCGGGCTGCCAGTTGATGTTAGTCGCCGTGTTGGATGTCAGCGAAGCTATGAGAGGATTCGCCGAAGATAGCCACTGGCTGCCCGTATATCTTGGAGCGGAAGCCAGCGCCCTGTATATCATACAGAATGTTCGCCCAAGAAAATGAAGTCTGAAACAGGTGTTCCTTCTTGACTAGACGGCTCGACAGCTCAGCGTGGAAAGTAGGAAATCCAGTTCGAAATCTTGAGTAGCTCTCTCTCATCTCGTTTCTCCTTTTAGGTTGTGAGGCCTCTCTCGAGGCCTCGTGGTTGACTACTTACATTTACCGTCGCACTTGCAGAATCCATCTGCCATCATGGTCTGGAACATTTCAGAATTCTGCGTGAATGACCACGCTGCGAAAGCCAGCGCATCCTCGTCTCCCGAATACCTGAGAAAATTCTCCATCCAGCACACAAAAAACTTCTTAGCTGAACATTCCATCTTAGTCTCCTTTTTCCTGTGTATTCTCAACTGTTAATAAGTATAACATAGCTGAAATTTATAGTCAAGAGAATAAACACGGCACGGGGTGGCGGAGCCGGGGTCCTAGAATCGCCACGTTCCGTCCGAGCGCTAGTCTGTGTTTGTGTGGTATGTGGCGCGGAGCCAAAGAAAAGGGCCCTTTCGGGCCCTTCTTCTACCTTACCTTGTTTGGAGGCCAGTAACCAAGGTAGGAATCGCGGTCTGCAAGATAACCAAACACGGTACCCGCAGGAGCAATATCGCTCATTGCTTTCCAGAGGACCGCGAGAAATCTCTCTGGAGCGTTGAAATCCATGGGGTCCTCGGGGCGGCCCTCAACAGCCCTGTCAAAGGACTGCAAAGTCAACACCTTGTAGAGAAACTCGGAAAGTTTCTCACAAATATCCTCGAGGTCATTCTTATCGAGGATTTCCCAATACCCTGATCCTTCGCTGTAATTCGAAGGACGTGTTCCAAAACCTTTTCGAAAATTCAATGTGGACATATTGTATCCTCCTTTCTGGGAAAGGGCGGCGTGACGCTCGCCGCCGGTTGGTTTAGCAGTATTGCTTTTTGAATTTTCGAACTAATCTCTCCAGCTTCTTGTCGAAGCGAGAGAATGCCCTGATCATGTCGCGCCCTTCCGTTTTGTGGAAGTTTCCGTCGTCCAACACCCTAGCGAGATCGAATCCGCTCTCCAGCATATCCAGCTCGTCGACTACCCTTAACCTCAAATGTCTTTCTTCTACCATGTTTCGTCTCCTTTTTCCTGTGTATTTCCAACTGTTAATAAGTATAACATAAAGCAATTTTCCTGTCAAATAGTTTGTTGTGTTACGGGGTGGCGGAGCCGGGGTCCTAGTATCGCCACCATCCGTCCGAGCGCTGGGTCTGTGTGTCAATGGTATGTGGCGCGGAGCCAAAGAAAAGGGCCCTTTCGGGCCCTGAGGATCAGGAGAGGTCTGCGTATTCAGTGGCGCGGTTGGCGAAATTCTCGCTCCCCGTTATGGCGAACAGGATTACCGACAATAGCGAACGACGCTCGCGGTAACTCCAGCCAAGGCCCTCTATGTTAAGGGTCGCCACTTCCAACACTCGATCGGCTTCGTGCCGCATAACCAATATATCCCCATCGCACTGCACCGCCGACCACATATCTTGCATCCATAATACATCATTTTGTCTCATCCTAAGTCTCCTTTTTTGGAAAGCGGGCCCTTTCGGGCCCGGTTGACAGCCTAGCTATGGTATCCATATCCATACATCATAGCGTCTCTACGCTCTACGGCGGAGCGTAGTAGCTCCAAATACATCTCCGCTACGCCGTAGTCATTAGCGGAGTCAGCGCTCTCATAGCGCTCCCCAAGGGCCTGGATCTCGTCCAGGACTTTCTCGAAATCCGACGCTTCCGTCGGTCTTCCAAACGCTCCTGCGACTACCCTTGGGCAGTCTGGCTCTATACGTAACATCTCAATCTCCTTTTCTCCAGTATTCTCGACTGTTTAAGAGTATACCATAGGTGATTTTTATTGTCAAATAGTTTGTGAGGTCTCGGGGTGGCGGAGCCGGGGTCCTAGTAGTGCCACTAGGCATCCGAGCGCCACCGGCACGCTCGGAAGGAAAAAAAGGGCCCTTTCGGGCCCTCCCCTAGGAGGAAATTCCAGATATCAGGAATTTTCCTTCAGGGGTGATTTGGATAGCCGCCACGAAACGGCGATCCTCTTGGAAAGTTAGTGTGACAGCATTGAACTCTGTCACTTTCGCTCCCTGCGTTAACAGGGAGTTGTAAAACGCTTGTGCTTCCACAAGCGTCGTTATTTGTTGGTTTAATGCCATTTTAGCCTCCTTTCGGGGTTGTGGGAGCGTGACGCTCGCTCCCGGGGTTGTTAGTCCTTGAGTCTCCAAGACTCAAGATTTCCATCATGGAGCATACCCTTCAGGTATGCTACAGTGAACTGCGACAGCGGGATAGACGTCTCTTCGTCCATTAGCTCCCTACCGCAGTCATCCTGCTTTACGAAACGGATGACGGGAGTGAAGAAGGTCTCCACAAACACTCTCGTCGTTGTTCCGTCGGAATACTGCAGATAGAGCATTCCGAGATCCCCAACTATCCTCTCAAAAACCTCAATAATCTTCATTATTTATCTCCTTTCCTTCAACGTAAATACAGTATATCATAGGTAAATTTTATAGTCAAGAGAAAGTATTCGTTACGGGGTGGCGGAGCCGGGGTCCTAGAATCGCCACGTTCCGTCCGAGCACTGGTCTGTGTGTGAATGGTATGTGGCGCGGAGCCAAAGAAAAGGGCCCTTTCGGGCCCAGGTGGAGGTCACTCCATAAGAGTCTCATGAATCTCTCTCCACCTTTCCTCTTGTTGTTCCTCAAAAGCCTCCTTTTCCTTTTCCTCCCAATATCCAGTCACTGCGTCCTGGATATTCTTGTAATGAGTCCAGGATAAACAACCGGTAAGGTCAGAAAGATACCGGTAATGCAAAGAAGTTTTCCACTGCTCTTTTGAGCGACCTGTTCGGATTGCCCAAACAGATACGTTGTCTACTACTATTCTTTCTATCTTCATTTTGAATCTCCTTTTTTTGGTTGAACCCGGCAGCCTTTGCCAGAGGCTGCCGAGCGATTGTGATGGGATTGTTCCTGGCTCAAAGCGCCGAGCCAGGGAGCGGGCCGTTCGGGGCGGCCTTATATCATCATGTTATCTTCAAAACAATTGCTGCGTTTGCAACGGCGTTCGAAGATAGCATGAGCGACCTGGAGACATTTGATACCAGTAATGGTATCAAATGGTCGGTCCATGACCGGCTCTATGGTCGACGTGATGGTGTATCCATCGGCGTCTTTCCATAGCTCCACCTGCGTCCACATATGGCCACAGGCCTTCCAAGTCGCTTCGTAGTTTGACTTTCCGTCTAGGAATGTCATTCTACGGATCTCCTTTCCTTAATCATTTTAATGAGCTATGCTCAACTGTTAATAAGTATAACATAGGTGAATTTTAGAGTCAAGAGAATGTTTGTGTCACGGGGTGGCGGAGCCGGGGTCCTAGATTGTCCACTAGGCATCCGAGCGCGACTCCGTGAATCGTTCTGGGGGAATTTGGCTCTGAAAGAGTGAGCCTTTTTCCGCCGTGCTCAGGGCGTCCACCCTAATCCAGAAAGTCTAGGGTGGAGAGAATGATATAGGCAATTCCAAATAACAACAACGTAATCTTTTCCATCTCGAGTCTCCTTTCAAGGTTGTGGGAGCGTGACGCTCGCTCCCGGGGTTGGTCTACTTCTCGTCTTCTTTTCGAAGAGTTTGCAGGAAAGCCTCAAAGGACTTTCTCTGTATCTCTTCGCGGGTATGTTTCATACCCTGGAGAAAACTGCCTATCTTTAGTGCCGTTTGCGGCACGGAGGATAGCTTCTCTTCAGCTATCCATACTCTAATTGCCACTTGAAATCTCCTTTCGGGGTTGTGGGAGCGTGACGCTCGCTCCCGGGGTTGTTGGTTAGTAGGAGGCGGCCTCTTCGCTGGCGAGCCAGCGGCGTGACGCCTCCATGTCATCTCCGAAGCGCGCGTCCAGCGCCTCGGAGAGGATCCGGCGGAAACCCTCTCGGGTTTCCGGATCCACGGGGCGCGCGGAGAGGCGGAGCGCCTCTGCCATCGCGGCCTCTAGGTAACTTTCTCGCATTTTGATCTCCTTTTCTGTAACATTCTCGACTGTTTAAGAGTATACCATAGGTAATTTTTATAGTCAAGAGAATGTTTACGTTACGGGGTGGCGGAGCCGGGGTCCTAGTATCGCCACGTTCCGTCCGAGCGCAGATCTGTGTGTGGGTGGTATGTGGCGCGTATGCGGGTATCCACGATATGTGCTACAAGCACAAAAAAAGGCAGCCTTTCGGCTGCCTTCGTGTTAGTAGCGTGTAAGATATGAAACAACTTTTGACAATTGACGCATTGTCAATTTTGTGCTCAACTTTTTTGACTCTCTTGTCCTGTATGAACCATAAAGGATAGAAAACTTGTCATTGGTATCATAGCTAGTCCAACAAATAGCTTCCAGTAACTGATGATGATACCGTAAACAAGCATCGAATTCTTCATCAGTAAGATAGTATATAAAATCATGAAACATCTTAACAGTGGTATTCTTATTTTTCATCACGTCAAGGATTGCATATTTGTCAATCCATGTATTGTTGATTCTATGAATACCACAATCAGTTTCAACGGTATCCATGCCGTATTCTTCATATTCATAACCATTGGCGTCAATATGATTCAACAATGAAGTTATTGCTGAAAAATATTTAGACTTTGGGAAAACATTTTGTTTTCCATATATTTGCGCGACATTCCAATTGCTATCAACAGCAATTGCGACACATGGTTTTGTGCTTTTCATCAATATGAATAGCATGTAGTTATTGAGATAATGCCTGCCTGAGCTTGTTAGACAATTGTGTAATTCTTGTCCAACAAAATGAACCGTTAGAAGATCATTAGTTGTGATCCAATGATAACCTTCGCAATCCAAAACCTTTTCAGCCTGCGCAAACAAGGATTGCTTCATAAAGACAACAAAGCGCGCCAAGAGTTTGTCCATTGGAGTAGTCGATAAACTCTTGAATTGATTGCGCATATTCGGCTGGTTCAACCATTGCGCAATCAGTATATGTATCTGTAACAATGTGCGGTAAAATACCGCTGGTCTGGAATTGCGGTATTTATTGCAAAGCATTTCCCCTGGGCATACTGGCTGCCATTGACAATCATCACAAGCGCCAGTATCAGTAAGACTATGAAGGATTGTGCCTAGCATGCGCACAATGTTTTCAACCAACAACGTGATAAATGATAACATGGCCTTGTCCTTTGCTTTGTTTTTTCCTTTGATTGTATATCACAAAACAAGTCAAGACAAGAGAATAAATGAGTTACGGGGTGGCGGAGCCGGGGTCCTAGATTGTCCACTAGACTGAGGAGCGCAAGGGCAGGGGGAGGGGGAGGGGAAGACAAGGAGAAGAAGAGGGACAGGAGGCACAGGGAGAGGAGAAAGAGAAGAAGGAGTAGGAGAGGAGGGGAATAGTATAAGATGCAGGAGTATGGACGTGAGAGGCCTTTAAAGGGATGCCTCAGAGACAAAGGAGAAGAGATATAAGGGGGTACCCCCGCCTTGGTTACAAAAAGCTTATTTATTTTCTTCTCCCTATACCTTAAAGGCGTTCTAAAAATATACTCACTTTTTCCAGAGGTGTTTAATGTGCTTACATGTCTAAAAATATACTCACTTTTTCAGAAGTTATCACTTGTGCTCACGAGTCTTATTTTCTTTGAAGGCATTCTAAAAATATACCCAATTTTTCCAGGGGTATTAAATGTGCTTACTTGCACACAACAATAGAACGACGGTGAAAGTTATTGACACTGGAAATATTATCAGTAATCGCTTTTACTTTTTTTCTATTTATTTTATGATACGCATACTTAAGAGCATAACATACTAAATATCTATCATTTCCCTCTATAGGGTTCCACTCCATAATAGGATGAAATATATTTAATCTGTAGGCGGACCAATCTTTGACTTTAGCTTCTTCCAATAAAAGCCCAGGAAATTCCTCACATATTCTCTCTTCTCCTTCTGACAAAAGTCTCACTCTTTCCCAATTCTCATATAGACATTCGTCAAAACCAAAGAATGCTTCTCTATGAAGACTAGTATACCCACCTATATCTATAGTTATACCTTTAAAACTATCATGAGCTATTATAACAGAACGAAGCTTTTCTAAAAGAGAATTAGGGTATAGCACCCTAGAAAACACCGGATCTATATCTAGTTCTATTCCTAAAAAGGGCATTTTACTTTACCTTTTCTATTTAAGCAAGATCGTCGTTGGAGGCAGAGACCTCTTTAGTTTTATTATCAGACGCATACCAGCCCCCACCTTTAAGAATAAATGTTGAGGGAGAGATCAGCCTTTCAACCACGCCTCTACAAAGGGGGCAGCGCTCTAGCGAAGCCTCTGTTATTCGTTGGACTTTTTCGAAATCGTTTCCGCATTTTTTGCAGCGATACTCATAAGTCGGCATCTTGTTTCCTTTCATTTCATTTACATATTATTATATTTCTGGTGCCCACCACTTTGGGAGGGGACTTCATTTCTTTGAGGACAGGTTCTGACATCCCATTAAAGAGCCAGAAGCCATCGTAATTATATTGCGCATCGTGGGGGGAAATTTGCCAGATGTTGATCCAGATGTTTCCCTCTTCTAATTCTTGGTGTATATCAAAAAGGTTATACCATATTACTCTATTGAACTGAATGTGGAGGCGGCGCGCATATTCTTTCCTTGGATCCACTCCCTCTATAGGCTTCATGTGATAGTCATAACAGAACTGATCTCCCCGCACTTGACCTAGGTAGCGAAGAAGGTGTAGATCTCTGAAGGCTTCTTCTACACCGGGTTCGCTGGTGGCTAAAAGGGCATCTTTGATGAAACAGCAGAGGCCCAAGCATTTGTAGTAGTTGTTGGTAGGCATTTATTTTTTTATAAATTTGTCCTTTAGACCTTCAGCAACTAGCTCTAAAATTGTGTTGAAGCCGAGTGCCATGAGGGCCCCGCCGGTCCACCAGCCGAAGGGAGTGTCTGCGTCGTAGGTTATAGCGATTCCCAGGATTATTGTGGGAGCTAGGAGTATATAAGGGATAGCCTTTATGGTTGAATCTTTCATTTTATTCCTTGCACACCACTAAGTTTCTTAGGTTAGAAAAAGGGGGAGTGGCTTCTTTAGTTTTGTTAAAGGAGGTGAGGGCTCCTTTTAGATCTTGGATTATTTTGGAGCAAGCGGAGACCCGGCCTTCGTGCTCTGGAGCGATTGTGTAATCAGAGCGGGCGGTTCCCCGGAAACTTGATTCTCTGTGCTGTTCTGTATGAAGGATTATCTCTATAAAATAGGAGAGGGAGGCGTCATTACTAGAGTGGTTAAGAGCGTTAATCAATTGAGTGATTACGTAATTGTATTCGTAGACTTCACCTTTGGCTGGCGTATATTTTTCAATGGTTAAATCCTTAGACGAAGTTTTAAGGCTGACTGCTCTTTTGTGGTAGCGATTAGCTAAGGTTCTTATTCTACTTCTAAGCATTTTTGCACACCACTATTTGTCTGGTTATATTATTGGAGGTCAGCTTTGGGGTTGGGTCGGCTTGGGTTGTTGATAGGAGCTGGTCCCGCCAGATGGATAGGATTTCTCTGTATTGAAGGAAAACCACTACGGTTTTTATTTGTTCATTGATTGCGTCGTATTTAGTTTTACCCCCGTAATTAGTTTTACCACCATAAATAAAATCTGAACTCTTGGCTATATTGTATATCCGTTTTACGGTATCAGGGTAGTGGAACAAAAGCCCCTGCCACGTATCTTCAGATACGCCTTTAGGTCTTAAGTATATATCTACCATGTCGCCCATCCTTCTAGAGTGGGTTTCATCTTTGCGATGCAGGTCCAGAAGTCCTCCCTGGTTCGTAAGTCGCTGGGATCTTTACCTTTACCCTCTACATTCCAGTTTATCCACCACACTCTTTTTTGCTTCCCTAATCTGTAGGTGGTTTGTTTCATGCCGTGGAGCCCCGCTTCGTCAGCATCGAATCCCAAGTATATAACCTTATTAGGAATGATTCCTATTTGTGATTTGGTGGGGCCCATGCCTCCTGGTGATATCACGTTAGTGAAGCCACATTGGTAGGCGAACATCGCATCTATCTCTCCTTCTACAATGAGAAGAGATCGGGCTATATCTATTAGATGGAGTCCGAACCATGCGCCCATGCGAGCCTTTTTAGGGAGTTCAATGCCGTCTTCTATGAGGGCAGGGATTTTAAGGCCCGAGATCTTCTTGGTTTCTATATTTCTAAAAACAACGCCAATGGTGTTGCCTATAATGCTGGTGTAAGGAAAGACGAGTTCATCCCACTCGTTGTATCTCACGCCAAAGCGTTGATACGTCGCTTGCGAGATTCCGCGGCTCTTGAGGTAAGAGTGCAACTTATAGTTGCCCCCAGCACTCAAGAGCGGGAATAGATTGAGGATGGGAGTTGGCAGGAATGTGAGGAGGGGCGGGACTCCGGAGAGTCTCCATTCGTGAGAGTATAAACTTGGCGAGTGATGTTCGTGATTCATGAGTTTAGGTGCTCTTTTATTGTAATTCTTATATCTTTACCGTTTATCTCGTTACCCATGACATCCCAGCCGGGTCTTTGTTTACGGGCAAAAATGTCAAGGCGTCTATCCCCGAGAGGCTCCACCATGGTGTAGAATTCTTGAGGTTTTTGGGAGTGGAAGAAACTTTTAGCAAAAAAGTAAGAGGGGATGGATTGCCCTTTTTTGAAGAGTTCTTTTTTGCCCCTGCGTCCCACCACTATGAATTCGGTTCTGAAGTGGAAGCCACCCACGCAGATACCATTCTTTTTGTCCCAGGTGATGGTGAGCAAATAGGAGAAACCCCACGTCTCTATGAATTGAAGGGCGTGAAGAAGGTATTTTTGGGTAGTCCATACAAAGAGATGACAAGCTTCTTCCTTATTATAAGGAGCTAAGCTTTCAATTGGTAGAGATTGTATATCCCATAAAGTCATAAGTGAATAGTCTAGTTCTCTTGTCTTACCTCTAGCTTTATCCTTTTCGTTTCCGGTTTTTTGGAGAGGCCAGGGGGGATCTATAACTATAAGATTATAATTTTTGTGTATTAAAGGCATTTAGCACCAAAGCATTTGAATGAGAAGACGAAGGCCAAGAAGAGCGAATGTTACTATTACATAAAATACAAGAGTTATTATTATTGCGGCTCCCTTAGTTATATATCTATTAATATGTTCTGGAATGTCTTCGCTGCGTCTTTCCAGAATACGTGGGTATTCCTTCACTACACCTATAGTTACTGCTCTTAGAAGAGGGAACCATGAAAGGAAGAGCCAGAATGTGATGAGACCTGGGATATCTTGTGGTATAGGTATGTTCATTTACAATTTTCTCCTACATATATTAAGAGCGCGAAAAAGAAGGTGAACCACACAGTAAGGGCGAAAGCAGGAGCCCACCCGCTATCTGTACATTTAGTAGTTATCTTCAATACTCCTAATGTGGAACCCACCATAAATAATAGTAAGCCTGCATAGACAGAGGAGATTAATAGCGCATTTAAGAAAGTCACTTTACTTCCCCAAGTTCATGGTACTGAGTAGAATCTCCAGCACCAGCATGTATATTCATTAGGCGCATATCTAGGGGATCTCCCTCTTGACTAATGGGGATTGCAATCAATTGCAAATCTAGTCTAGAGTTTTGTTTATATTTAGGTATAAATTTATTTCCAGCATTTATGCTATCTTCAATATGTCTAAAATATTTCTCTGCTTCCCACTTTGAAGAGTAGACGCGAAAAATATACTCATCGGATCTTATGATGTAAATCTTATCCATTATTTTTCCTTTCGTATTCTCTGCGTTCTCTATAACGTTTCTTCCTATTCTCAGAATCTCTAGTGAGATAGTACTGAAAACCCGCACACACTATAGTTATAGGAGTCCCTATGACTATAGCTATCCATATCTTCATCTCAATATATAATTTAAAAAACTCCCACATGCTTATATTGTTTCTTCCTCTTCTATAAAAAGATGATCTAATATTGCTAAAGCGTTTTCTACTATTTTTTCATTAGCAGGAAAAGATTTTAAAAGAGTTCTAAGACATAGCTCAAATCCTCTAGCATGAGCCCAGCATTCGGCAATAGTATAAGGATCATCATCTGGAAATCTCCTGGTTTCAGGGTTTTCTTCTCTTATTATATCGGCATAAGAATAAGCTAAGTAACTTATTAATTTAGCTAATATACAAGCCATAGGAGGAGCGGCGTTATCTCTATAACCTACAGGAGACATTATTCCAGTTAACACATTAGAATACATCATAAATGCCGAATTAACTCTCAATGATCTTCTCCTCTATCTTTAAAATTTTCCAGAAATCTCTAGTAGGTTGATACATCTCAATATACTTATCAATAATTTGCTGGGCCTGTGTTTTACTATATACACGATAAGTAGGAACACCCTCTGTTAAAAATGAAATTTTATAAACTGTTTTAGTCTGCGGGTTCGTCATATATTTTATGAAGACTCCCTGCCCAAAGTTTTACAGTTACCGATAGTTCATTTTCTCCAGTCTTCTCAAAATCAAGAAGTTCAGCATCCAACACTATAGAATGTATATAGTCTGTATCTGGGAATAACTTAATCTGAAATAAGCCCTTTTCATGGGCTATGTCTTCAAAGATGACGTCGTTATTTCCTCTGTTATTTGAAATAGTAAAAGTATGCATAGGTGCTTTCCCAAAATTGTCAAAGAGAGTGAGTATGGAGGTGTCATCAAATTCTATAAGGTCCCCCATACTGTACTCAACCCCACCTGTAAAGTAATCCTCAATGGCAAACCACACATTAATCTTCATGATTAAGGTCCTTCTTTTTACTCCCAAGGAGAGAAGTTAATAGTAATTCCATGGCATCCGCTTGAGATAGATTTTTTACTATGAAATCTTGTAAAAAAGATAATGTTAGCATAGCTATTAAAGGGAAAGCATACTTGAAGGCTTCCTTAAAGTTATCTTCTCCTACTGCGTTAGCCATAGAAGTAATGCAATTAACGGCATAATTAAACTGCTCTTGAGGAGCATTGTCCAATTTACGAGCAGTCTCACACAACTTTTCCATTTCAGTTAAAAAATTGTTCTCAGCCATCTTTCTTTTCCTTATAAGTAATCTCTGAATTCTCATCCATATTCTGTATAGCCGCTATAGCCATGTCAAGAGGTATATCATACGTAACTCCATCTAGTTCCATAGAGGCAGACTTTACAGTGGTTTCAAATACTCGCCTAGGGCTGTAGTCATCATCTAACTCAAAAATAGTTAGCGGCATCTCTTCTATAGAAGACTTTCTAGGTTTTTTAGGAACCACTCTTTTCATCCATTCAGCAAAAAAATCTGTGGCTGTCCCCTGTTGCTGCTCTTCTATTTCTTTATTAGAAACTTCTAATTTAAAACCGCCGTCTTTAGTTGGAAGTTTTTTACCAATCATGTCAACACCATCCTATGAAGCCAGTAGCAAACATAGTGATAACAATGATAGCATATATAACCCCGGAAGTTACCCAACCTAGGTACTTATCCATTATATTACACAGCGTAACTCCAAGATAGGTACTTAAAGGAATTATTATAAGCCACGCAAATACTTTATTAGGATCACTAAGAGAATCCCAGAAAAAATAAAACAGTTCTGTAAGACACATTAGAACACCGCCAAATCTTCGGCTTTATCGCCTTCTTTAAAGTCTATAGGAAGGGAGGCCGGATATCTAACGCCTTCAAAGTCTACTATGAAATACAAACGTTTATTAGTTCTAATATACACTGAATAAGGATCCATAGCTCGAGGAAAATAATAGTCATCCCAATTAGGATCTATTAACTTAACATCCCTATTAATCTGCCCTGCAGTCGCAGTGCATATCACCACGTCGTCCCATGTTTCCTCGAAATTCTGCATTTCTTCTAGAAAAATCGACATCCACGAAATTTTTTCGGACATACCACTTCCTCAGTGTATTTATTACATAAAGCATTCCACTTGCATATTCTGCTTCGTCTTGTACATTTTCCATATATTCAGCTTCGTTTTCAAGGTTATCCAGCACACCAGAAAAGACACTCTCTTCTACTGCGTCAATCATACCTGCCTTCATAGTGGTTTAGGGTCCGTATGGTAGGATTCACTTATACTGTCCCATGCTTCACCCACCTTATTCCAGAAAGCCTCTATCACTTCTCTGTGCTCGGCAGATTCCGGGTGTTCCCAAAGATATGTATAAACTAACTTACTCATCTTATCACAGTTTTCTGCAGAAGCGGGCTCCATAAAAAACTGTTTCCTCCATTCATCAGCGAATTCTTTAAATTCCATAATAATCTCCTAGTGTTTCTTCTATATACCACAAATTTAAAACTTTGTCAAGCTTTATTTTTTCTCCTCGATATAATTATGCTTCGTTCCCCGTTACTAACTTCTATATATTTACTCTTCTTAGGTTTCTCTACCACACCCAGAGAAAACTCTATTGTATCAAATTTAACTTGGGGCTGAACTATATATTGTAATTCCCCATAATGTATTATTTCTATATCATATTCAGGGCTATTAGTATTAATACCCTGAAAGAAAATATTTACGTTGGAGAGCCGAGTGGTAATGGCAGTACTACCACTATCCCATCCTACTCCTATAGCAGATTTTTTTCCTTCCTCTACTATATAAAACGGAGGAAAAGGGGTATGCACATAGGATCTTAAATTTTCTATAGCATTCCTGTCTAATTCTATACATCTTTTTAAAGTTATAGTCGTGGGAGAAGGCCCCCTAAAGACAGGAAAAGAGTATCCACTTCTAGCAGCAGTGGACCACATATCACTATCACCTGATTTTATATAAACATTCCCTATTTTAAAAACGTCTGGACCGCCAAGCGCCCATTTTAAGACATACGACATATCACTATCTGCCTTTCTGGAATGATTACCCTTTTCTGCCTGGGTTTATTTTTGGGCTTTTCTTTATTTAGTTCATCTACTGTGCCAAAAATTAAACGCTCTATATCTCTTATGGACATCGTTAAAGAAAAATTTTCACTAGGGCTGTATTCACTATCTGAAAAATTCCACTTAACAATGCTGCTCTGCATCACCTTTAGATAAGAATTTTCCTCTTCTTCCTTAATATAGAAAAGAGGAATCATATCCATAGGAGTATAGATCAATCTATTAAAAAATACTACACTTAACTCGTCACATACTCCTTCTAGTTCCAAATCTCTCCATCTATAACCTACTGGCTCCCTCCAGTTACTGGAGCCGTGAGTATATTGTTGTGTATGTATGTTTCTTGTATAACTAATACGAGTTAAATTTAAAACTTCAGGCTTATCTAGTTCATAGTACAACTTATACATCTCTACACACCATTATCTGCCGTATTCTTGGAACTTCTTCTGAATGATATATTACTGTAATCTTCTGTACTGGCTTTTCTATAGGTTTTTCTACGGGCTTATCCGCTATAGTTATAAAAATCTCTCCGCCCCATCTAGAGGCACCATAGAATATACTCGTTAGGGGGCGATTAAACCTACTTTTTTTAACTGCTTTAATTGATATATTCAGTATCAATTTCTCTTCGTAAATCTTATAAAAATCACAATATTCATTTAAAGCTGTAATAGCAGCAGATGTAATAATAGCAGCCCGTTTGTCGTAACTTTTAAACCACAGAGAAGGCTCCCAGGTAAAGTCTATAGTCCTGGTTATTGGCATAGGTCCTTCTATAGGAACAGAATCTGCTTCTGGTAAAGCACTCCGTAAATCATAAAAGCAGTAATGTTTAATCCAACTCTTAATAATGTAAACTCTATATATTATAGATATAATCACTGCAGACAATATCATTCCTAAAAAAATAAAAAGATCCATATATGCTAGCGACATATTATTCCGCCAATCTTGGAATGTGTAAAACAGTGTGTATTCTTTTTATGCGCGGCTCTTCCTTCTTATCCCATTTCTGAATATCAGGAGCAAGACGGCGATAAGGAAGAGGCTGATTGCAATTGATTGCAAAATTAATTAAATCCCAAAGCCATTTATTGATATAATGTACTTCGTCTGGAATAAGTCTGTCACTCATACAAGTGAGAACGCCCTTAATTCTGGGTACCATCTCATTTTTCATCTTATCTATTCGCTTAGTCTTATTTGTTTCTTTATAATCAATAGTACAATCATCAAGTATATACTGAATAGTCTCCATCATACCCGCATGATTTTTCTGTAGTCCCTCCCAAATCTCTTGTTCAGAAGCAACTTTAATTCTTTCAAACTCGACTTGGGGATTTTTATTGTAAGAATGAGCATTAGCTAAATCATTAAGATTACACACACCTTGGGAGGCTAGTGCTACCTCTTGCTCTTCTCCAATAAAAGGAGAGGGAGCGGTTAGTCCTTCTCTAAATCTTTCAAGTTGTTCAGGATTTAATGTACCCTCTGAGTCGCTTACCCCAGTGGCATTAAAACTATATCTGTATTCCTGTCCTTGTGGCTCTTCTTGCATTTCCATACCACGATAGGGAGCAGATGTGCCTATAGTTAAAGCCTCTCTAAATCTTTCAAACTGTTCTGGATTTAATCTGCCTCCGCCTTCATTTAAAAGCTGATGCATAGATATATTAGAGGGCTGCGTATTCTCTCTAGTAACACTTACTGTTCTACCCGCATACAAATCAGTCATTGCGTCTTCTACTTGTTGATCAGTCAACTCTTCCATTAATATTTCTATTACATCTTCAGGGATACCTATTGTTGTTAAATAATTTCTTAATGTTGTTCTAGGGGAGAATAGTAAATGATTCTCGTCTACCATATCTGCAACCCTAGAAAGATTAATTAGCGCTCTTCTTGTGCTAATAGTAGTCAATACACTATCAGTATTTATTGTATCTATCTGTGCTAAAATCTCTTCACTAGTATGTGTAACTTCAGGATCTACTGTTACAGTATAGTCATATGGTACAGGAAGAAAAGCATTTTCAAAGGGGGCCCATAAGCTAGTATTATATAATAATGTTGCTAGTTCCCGCCTTTCAGAAAGACTGCCTAAATTGTTCTCTGGTTGCATTAAAATATATAAGTTACCGGGATCAATATCTAATCTTATACCCAGTTCCTGTCTTATATATTCTTTCTCTTCTTCAGTCAAAACATGAGAATGAGCAATATGCCTAGCCTGCAATGCTACTGTTCTACACACATTACCTAAATATAGTAGTCTTTCATCTAAAGTATTAAAAGTTAAGTTAGCATACTGAGTAGCAGATGAGGAAATATACTGCATTAAAGCAGGGCAAAGAGCCCGTAGTCTAGTCTCTACAGGTACCGACAGCGTAGTATAAGAGGAATCAACAGTAGGGAATGACATATTTATATCGCTATACACCCTATGTAATATATACACCCATCTTGATAATAACCCTATAGCACCTGAGTTCAACCCTACCGGAGCTATAATATCTTCTATTCTTCTAGTTAGTATATTAGCAATATCATGCGCCTGATATCCAGTCATGTTGCTCATAAAATTATAAATAAATATTCTAACGCTAACCATAAGATCTCTATGGTTATCCCATAAATCTCTCCATGCCGGATAATTTCTACCATAATCAAAGATATAATTAAGATGCTCTCTATAAGCTGATGTGGTGTCTAAGTATAAAATGTGAGCCAACCCTCTAAAATTATCTTCTGAAAAACTATTCCAGTAATATTCTAGATTCCTGCCTTCAGAATAAGGATTCCTTAAAACATCGGGCATTATCTCCACTAAGTCCTCTATTCTATAGGTTACACGAGAGGCACCTAGCCCAGGTCTTGATGGAGTATTTTCAGTAACTTCTGGCGGCATATTAAATCCCTAATAAGCTTTTAAAGTATCGTTTAAAGAGAGTTTTTCTAAAATGTTTTCTGTATAGTTTAGTATAATCCTGCAAGTGGCACTGGCAAGCGGGGCATACGATTCTATCTTGGTTATCTTCAATATTATCAAAAGTAACTATAACGTCTTTCTCTTTACACCAAGAACATTCTTTTATCTCTACCCACCTAAAATTACTTTGTATTCTAAACGGAACTTCGAAAGGCTCAAAATATTTAAGATTACCATAAGGGTCGTATTTCATATTCTAGCCTACCATAACTACATGGGTATATTTTTTAAAGTCGTAACGAATATGATCTGTATGATACTGATTTTCCTCTTCCATGCCTTTTAATATTTTATACAAACCTATTCTAAATGCCGTTTCTATATTAGATGCTGTTATGTCCAGCCACCAATAATCTCCTAGATATCCAGTTAGACATTCCTCTTCTATTTCATCTATAGACCACCAGTTAGCAAATCTATATTGGTCCTGACAGTCTCCAAAAGTATAAGTATCATTTTGTCGTATATACCAACGCAATATATACGGATCAAACTCTAACCGCTCACAAGACATTTGATATATCACTTCATTTCTCCATTAAATATCATTAATGCCTGAGAAAAAGCAGCTAACGGAGTTGGTTGCTCCACCCATACTATTTCTCCTGGGACTGTAGGTGTGGGGCCTCCCTTATCTATCTCTATATCAGTGTCATAGATAATATTATGATTAAAAGTAAGCATGCCTTTTGTTACTTTTTGGATCCACCATCTATCCTCGTTCACCGTTCTATCTACTCTATATACTGGCATCCTCATCCTCACAATCTGAGTAAATAGTATACCCATAAGGGACCCAACCGGCTGTTATTTTATCTAGGTGTCTTCTTACCATAGGAGTAATAGTAACATCTTTCTCTTTAGCTTCTTTTACAATAAGACCAGCAAGATCTCTAATATTTTCCATTATTTCGGGTGGGATAGTCTTATCAAATTCCTCAGAAAAGGGAGAAAGCATTTCCCCAAAATCAATAATCCTAAGATAAGGGGAGTCTTGCTTGTTAGTAAGCATACGCACCACGCCCCACATAACCTCTCCGGCGTTAGTAAATGTGTATGGCTCTCCCTGTTTAGCTAGTTCTTCTTTTATACAGCTCTTCACTGCGTCTACAACTTTTTCTAAATCCATAATTTATTCCTTCCACTCTAATGTTAGTATAAAAGCCTCATCTGACTTTCTATGTATATCAAACTTCCAGCTTCCATTTTTCTGACATATAATATTCCTCACTATACCTGTTATCTTTTTTCCTTTATTTGAAGTAATATGCACATCATAGCCCTGCTTTACAACGGAAGCAGAGGTAAGAAATTCGTCCTCTTCATTTTTTTTCTTTTTCATTATTCATCCTTAGCCAGTCTATTATCAGGCAAGTAATACAAAATACTACTATGAAGAAGCAAGAAAAAATACTTATTAGCAGATACCAATAGAAAATTGTATATAGATCAATCATTTAACCAATCTCCAGCTACCATACGCCTGATCCCACCTTACTTTTCTCATAGACTGGTCTATCCATATAATATCCTTAATCTCTCCGTCTCGGTATCCCTCTGGTCCTATGGAGGAATCTCTCCCTTCCAATAATCTTACAGTCAGTATGTGATTTATCTCGTGATCTTTCTTGGTTGGCATAACTAGCGCCCCAAGAAGAAAAATAAGTAAACTAACCATGAGTAATACTATAGCCATTTCCATATTATTCTCTCCCTATAAGGTACCCTAGAAATAAACCCCCACATAGAGAAATAGTGGATAGTATAAACATAGAACCAATACTAATCTTTACATTATAAAATTCATGAAGTATATCTAGCATATTAAAACCATCTTATTTTCCTGCCGTCTTTTTTTATAATCCCACGAAAACCCCTACGTTTACTGAAGCGGATCTTACATATATCACCAAATATTTCAATATAGTCATCTAAAGTAGTAACAGCAGTTTTTTTACCTAAGCCAAATCCAATTTGTACATCTTGATTTGGATATGCCACTTTCCAGTATTCCGCTAATTCATAGAAGGGCGAACCTTCTTCTAATTTAGACGTCATTTTCTTCTCCTTTTCTAATTAACTTTCTAATATATCCAGCTACCTTATTTGCGGTAGATTGATATTCCTCATCCAACTCTGGATCATTAGGGCAATACTCTTTTAAAATCTTCCTCATATTATGAGGTGACCCAAAATTCAAGCGTAACATGCCAATTAATATACGATATGTATCTTCTGACGGAGTAGGATGAACAAAGCGCACATGCTCCAATATAGATATTGCCTCTTCTTCTTGTTCCACTCCAAATTCCTCAAGTATTTTAAAGTAACTATCCAATTATCACGCCCCATAAGTGAAACTGACTACAAATTTCTTTTCGTCCCATACTAATATGACTACTGTAGACTCTGGGATTATTCCAGTTTCAAGAAAACTCATAACCTCTATTGGATTATAAGTTATTTTTTTTGTATAAGCAGGATCCTCATCCTCCCGATTATTATAATCTCTATTAAAGCGGGTGATTTCATATGCGAGCATAAAAAAAACTCCTTCATATTTTATTTTCTATGAAAGAGTTATAACATATTTTTTAATGCTTGTCAAGCAATTTTTTTAGATGGCACGTTTTTCTTATCAAGGTGTCGTTTTAATGATATTCTATAACTTTCACCGTATTCCTTATCAAGCTTTTCTTTTAGCTGATTCGCTAGTTTTTCTTTGTACACAAAATATTTAGGAGCCCCGGGAGACTCCACGGAAATTTCAAATATTTCTTGTGTTTGTTCCACACAACCTCCATTAAAAGGTTAGAAGAAAATTAATCGAAGGCCCACTTATTTTAATATTGTCATATACTCTATATGAATAGCCTAGCCCTAAGGCGGCCCTATTATTAAAACGATTATATCTAAAATCTAAAAAGTAGTCCTTTGGAGTATAGAATCCCTTTATACTAGCATTGTTTCCTTTATATAATAGTTGAGAATAATATACGCCAAGACCCCTTGTGTTACTTGTTAAATTATCTACATAATTTATTTTATCTCCCACAACAGTATTATAATTTCTTGTATAAGAGTCTACAAAAAAAGGTTCAATTAATGCACCAGAGAAACGAAAAGGATACCCTATCTCCATTCTACTGGCACTAAATCCATAAGTAAATGTAGCAGGTAGGCTCTTCTTCTCCTTCTCATCAAAGATACTAACAGCTGCATTATACTCCCTATTACATAGGTGATAGCCCCTAATAGTACAAACTGATACTAGCCCTACTTCCACCTCACAAGAAATATTTTTATTTTCAAAGACACTGTTCAAAAATAAATTTTGTGTGGTCTGAGTGGAATATATAGGCGAAGCTCCAATAGATACTTGTGCATTAGCTATAGTGGCTAATGCTAGAATGCTCATGCAAATTGCTATTATTTTTGTCATTTTTCGCTCCCTCTCCCGTTTCCTTAAAATGATTATATATCTTCTCATGAATTTCTATAAAAAATCCCCTCTCAACTTTCAACAGCCTACATATTCTTTCCTCCACGTAGCAATCAATATCGAGTCTTTCTAGCTCCATGCTAGTCCTCCATCCACTCTGGTCTCTTTCTAGGAACAAATTCAGTTCCAGTAGCTTCTGCTAATATTTTTCGTTGAGCTTCCGTAATTGCGTGAAAGGACCACAACCCTTTAAGTATGTTAGCAAAGTCCTTTTTTTCCTGTAAAGAAAGGGCATTAAAAGCACTCCAAAGTTGCCCTGGTCTTTCTGTATTATACAGCTTAATCATATCTTTAAATAACTGTAAAGCTTTCTCATCTGTCATTTTATTTCTCCGGTCCAGTTATAACTTCCCACCTACCATCTGTAGTATCTAGCCTAACAATATACCAACCATGTGTTTCTAACTCGTCATAGTTATCAAGAAAGACTCTTTGTATAGCGGGTTTAGTATCCATACGTAAGTCTAACTTAATTCTTTTCTCTTCCTTCCGGAAGAAAGATAGCAGCCACTCTTTCAATTTAGTAATCATCTACTCTCCTATCTTAATAGTCAATCCTATAACAAAATCCAGGACTTACATCTTCCAGACCCGGACTCTCAGGGCAAAAACATACGGCCCAAGGATACCTCAATTCTTCTAACACTCTTCTACCTGAAAAATTATAATGCACACTTTTCCCTACATCATGCATAATTATTATTCCTGTCTTTTTAAGTTTAGGAATCCAGATATCTAGTTCTCTCTTACCTGCTTCATACGAGTGACTAGCTACATCATGGTGGATTATATCAAGTGAATTATCCTCAAACTGCTCCGCTGCATTCTCTGCCAAGTCCTGTATAAAAAATGTTTTTTGATTATCAATAAGCGGAAAAAGGTGAGGATGTATATTTGTGTCTATAAACGTAGCTTTTCTAAGTGTATACCCTAAGTTATTAATAAAGAAACGCGCACTCAATCCCTGATCTGATCCTAATTCTACAATATTAATAGGTCCGCCACTAACTCTATTTAAAGCAAAATCTACTGCAAATTTATAGAATTCCTCAAATAGTGTAAATTGTGTGGGATGAACAAGATCTTCATAAGAATAATTTCGAATTTGTTCTTTTTCTTCCTCCGTCATAATTTCTTTAAAATCATTATAGCCCTTAAAGATAACAGCAGCCGCTTCAGGTGTTCCTTCATTTAATATTCTAACAATAGCCATTTCTTCATTATAACATATTATAGATTTAATACTTTCTTTGATCTCTACATTATTAAAATTTTTTACTATCATATAATTATTAGGATCAATATGTATTTCTGTGGCCTGAAAATGAGGCTTTAGATAATCAGGGACGTGTTTATTACTAAATAACCAAACACTATTATGTTCCTGTAATCCATCCTGTATCTCACAGTTACCACATCTCATGTGATAATAAGAAGCTTCATCCATTCTACCTAATCTCTGACAGGCTACAGACATCCACCTCAGGGGGGCTATAGTCCTCATAGCAACAAAATCAAAAATAACAGGAGCAGATACCGCATTAATAGCGTGCTCGTACCAGACAGCCGCTAAGGCCCATTTTTCTTGAACTCTATAAATATCCCCTAGCAGGGTAGAGGCAAAAGCAGCTTTAGGGTACATATTTACAGCAGTAAGCCCGGTATCAATCGCTTTATCAAATTCTCCCTGAGCTACATAGATATTCATTAGATCTAAATATGCCTGATATTTTTCGGTGACATTGTCACTTATATTTAAGTAAACATAATAACTAGGAATAGCATTATAGTAATCGTTGTTATTATACAACTCTCGGGATAAATAAAATAAATTTCTAGCATTACCGGGTTCCTTTTGTAACGCATCCTGTAGAATTTTTATATTACGGGTACGTTTCTTATTACTTTCCTCTGGGGTTTCCATTTTATTATGAATAAGCTTATATTCATCCCAAGTAACCTCTCCTGCATATTCAGGCAAAACAAGTTGCTCTACTTCGTGTGCGGCCCCCACCCATGTATAAGGACTTTTTCCGTCTTCTGTAACTTTCCAAAAACGTTTTCTATTTAAAATTAATCCTTCAGTATAATTATAGGGAAGAATAACTGAGTTAGGTTTGGCTGCTTCTAATCTTTCTGTAAGCCTATCAAAATTCACAGAGGGATCCCACACATCATCACTATCCACCCAGTAAACATAATCACATTCTGGATATTTTCCTAGTAGTATAGATAAGCAATTATTTCTAGCTTTAGAAAAATCATTTTCCCACATTTGTTTATATACATATAAATCAGGAAGATAGGTCTCTCTAAATTCAAGCAATTTATCAGTAAGCTCTTTAGAAGCGGGGGCATCTATAGCTAAAACTACAACATTAGCTAGTGTCTCTTGTGCTTTAAGACACTCTACAATTTCATCTAAATCATTTCTCGCAATAACATAACATCCGATAATTATTGACATTTTTTCTCCTGATTTATTTTGGTAGGACGGGCCGGTTATGCTCCGGCTACCTCAGGGGCCACAACCCTGTGTTCTGCTAATTGAACTACCGCCCTCGTACACATTCTAATAGTTCTCACCTAATTTAGATATTACAAAACCATCATTCTCTGGACGCTCCGCTTTATTCAAAGCAATAATTATATCTATTAATCTAAACTCTTTATGACACTCGTTACGTTCGTAATTAAAAGTAGTGTCATCTCCTATAGTCCATCTTTTAGCTTCTCTATAGTCCATACAGGAGGGACAAAAAACTCTAGGTATAATATCAAACAATGTATCTGTCATGTCTAAAACCAGTCGAATACGCCGTCATTTAGAAAGCAACAAACCATATTCTGACGATTTGCTACCTTAACACATTCAGTAAAATTACTACGAACTTTTTTTCCATTTTCGTATTCGTTTTCTTCTACTTTTACTTTAGCAGCCCACTCTCCATCATGACAAAAAAAAGTATCAGGTACCCATCTATCAGAACCATCTTCGGGCTCTGTATAGTTATAATAACAATAATACTGAAGACTCCCATCTTCATCAATGTCATTATCTATGTTACTATAGATACAGTTTTTACAAGTAAGGTCTTCAATTTTTTGGCATAGTTCCATTATTTTGACTCCTTTTTATTATATTCTCCGCTGCGGGGTGTCCGGGCCCAAAAATAGAGCAGCTCTTTTTTGCAATTTTATCAGGATCTAATTGACAATAGAATTTGTGATTTAATTCAAAAGAATCAGGATTTTGATGTATCCCTTTGGAAACTTCCTTCGCCATAAACCACGTTTTCTTTTCTTTTTGATGCATAAATTTTCCAACATAAAAATCAAATAATTTAGCTATTATAATAGTAGAAGCAATGTTTGCCTGAGGCCCTTTAAAATAAAAGAAAGGACCATCTCCTGAACTATCTCGTATACTTCCTACATTTAAATTATAATCTCTCAAAACTTCATTAGCAATAGCAGAATTAAATCCACCTTTAGAAATACCCGCAACGCTTCTCTCGGGACCTTTATTAAGGCCGTCTTCTAATATCTGTCTCGATAAAGCTCTTTGGGCCATAATAGGGCCAATTGGGCCTTTAAAATCTTTCTCCTCTAACTTAGATATTACCACTGGTAAATGTTTTTCAAAATAAATAGCATGTGGGTCCATACTTGTATAAGAAGGCATTGGTGCCACACCTGTTATTACAACCGCCATAAACATTAGAAATATTCTCATTATAACCTCCTATGCATATAGCACAAGCCATGTAGGTACAACTGTTATAATCATGTAGTAACTACCTAAAATGTCTACAATAATCACAGCTCTAGCCTCTTAGGTAATGCCGGAAGTAGAGCCACTATTATTAGGGACACTATCCCAAAGAAGAAACCCAGCACAAGCCACGCTCCGACTGAGCGATTTTTCTGGCTTGCAATGTAGCCGCTTCCAACAAAGCAAGCGGCCCATAAAAGAAGTCCAAATGCTTCCATTTTGTTATCCTTATCTAACTGACTGTAATTGCTGCTGAAGCGACTGTAACTGTTGCTGCCGCTGAGCCTCCTGCGCTTGCATTTGTTGCTGTGCTGCCTGCTGTTGCTGCTGCATTCTCATAGCGTCCTGCTGCCGTGCAACGTTCTGCTGCTGTTGCATGTTTTGTATTTGCATCTGAATTTGATTACGTTGGGCTTGGGCAGCCTGTTGTCTAGCCATTTCCTGTTGCTGCATTTGAATTTGAGGATTCATTTGAGGAGCAGGCATAGGAGGTGCATTTTGTGCATAGATAAAAGAACTGGTTAACAATACAAATAATAGCGCTACTGCTATATTCACGCTTCCTCTAAAAATTGTCGATGACATTTAAAACTCCTTAGTTTTAATTACGGGCCTAAGCCAGTTGTTTTTATTTAGTCACTAGAACTAAAACTTCCACCAGAATCATACGAAGAAGAGCTATAATCACTAGAAGAAGAACTATAGTCAGAACTTTCCAAGTCTGAAGAAGAGTACGAATTAGAATAATCAGGATCAGTATCTACAGTTGGTGTACTTTGATCATAACTCTCCCTGCTGCTATAACTTTCAGAGCCGTCGCTCAGCCACATATAAGCCAGCCCAGCTAAAATAAGTGCGTCTGAAAAATCTATACCGTCATCTCTTACGTCTCTAATAAAATCTGATCTTCGCATTCCTTCTGATTTTCTTAATCGGTTCCATGCTATTTCACAAGACGCATTAGCCTGTCTACTGGACTTCCCAGCAGTGATTAGATCATTAGTACACCGTGCCATAAAAGATTCTTTTGTTTCCATTTTTTCTCCGTAGTTTATTTTTCTTTTAGAAGATACTCATTATTATGGACCTTCGCACTGAGTAAACTGTAACCTAGCGCAGGTGAAAGCCTAGACACAACAGGTCTTATAACTATACCTTCTCTCTGATTCTTAGTGCCTTCATAATACCCTTCTGCCTTCTTCAGTAGATCATCAAGTGTATGATTAAAAGTATACTCATCTTCAATAGGGACTGTTTTAAGCCCTAATTTCTTACAGACCTCAAGAAGCTCTTCTTTACCTCCATACACTCCCCTATCTAAGAAGAACACGTTAAAAGCGAAAGCATCTAAACCTTTTAACTGTAAAGGATTTTTCTGCACGCCTTCTCCGCATAACTCAAGTTGAATGTATATATTCTCATTCAACGCCGCAAACTTTTCTTCTAAACCATAACTAAGGGCTACCTTCCAGAAAGCATTGGTTTCGTCTTTATCTAAATTCAAATTTCTAGAGCATACGCCAAAAGGATCTTCAATTCCTTTATTATAATACACTGTCATAGAAGATCCGTCAAGCTTTATTGTCTGATATATATCTAGTCCGGCGAATTCATAGAAAAGTTTAAGGTGACTCTGTAGGCGGTATTCATCAGTTTTTCTAACGAATACAGGCAGCGTTCCTTTAGTATTTCCGCCTAGTTTAGCAGAAGGACCTGAGGCCTCATAAGGATCATATTTCTTAACCCCAAGTTGCCGAGTGACATCATCCCCTTCCTGAAGATAACTCTTATTAAGATTAAGAGAAGCAATAGGAAGAGCTAGGCCCTGACTTAGTGTCCCTTTCAATCTCATTGTCTTTACCCGAAATTTTCTCGGGCGCATAAATTCGAAAACTTCCTGCTCAGGAAGGATAGAGTCTACTTCAAAATAAGCGCATAAGTCTCCTACCTGAAATTCCCCCTTCCTAGTTACCGCTCTCCATCCCATTACCTCGGCAAGTTCAATAAAATCGGCACCTTCTATCGGGGTTAAAGACTTAATACGCTGAATTGTAACTAACGATCTTTCCATTTATTTCTCCGTCAACCATTTTATGTTAATTTTTAAATGACTACAAATCTCATCAACAGAATATCTTTCCTCTCCCTCCTGCCCATACCAGATATCAACATGCTCAGACATACCATCAACTTTCACCATGACATTTACTCTATATCCTTCTTCCTGCCTAGTAAAAATGGCATTACCTGCTGTATATAAATTATCATACTCATCCTGTCCCGGAAATAAAGTTATTTTATAATTGAAGGAATCCATTATTTTTCCATTTCCTCAATTTTTTTATTCAGAAACCAAGCGGCCTTTTTCAGGTCTTCTAGCGGCTTACCCTTTCTCTGATATCTCGATAGATATTTTATCACTGACCCAAGATAAAAATCAAGCTCCCATGCGTTTATCACATCAATAGGCTGTATAGAAGAGTACTGATAATGCTCTGGTTTATTTACTGGATCAGCCTCTTCCTTAGGAGGTTTACATTTAGGCATAGGAGGGAACTTAGTTACCCTAGGCAAGCCATAAGAATATGAACCATAATGCCCTACTAGTAGATTATTCTCGCTCATTTATTAGTTATCCTTTCAACGATGCCACAGGAGTTAACTCAATAACTATATCTACTAAATCTTCCTGGTTTTTCATTACGACTGTAATATCTTTATAGCTTCCTACGGCTTCGTCTAAATCTGCTTGGTTTCTAATACCATGGACAATGCCTTGATCATCTAGCATCTTTTTTTCTACTTCTAAATTTAACTCGGCCTTAGCCCTAGTTCTACTCATTGTCCTTCCTGCTCCATGAGAACTAGAAAAGAAAGAATCAGGATTACCTTTTCCCTTTACAATATAGCTTTTAGTGCCGAGACTGCCGGGGATTATTCCTATTTCTCCTTTTTTAGCGGAGGTAGCCCCTTTTCTATGCACTATAAAATTTTCTTTAAAATGATGCTCATAAGAGGCATAGTTATGAGCGACGTAATATTCCTGAATTACGCTACCTTTAAATCTTTCTTCTAAAATGTCTTTAATAGTATTAGCTACAATAGCATGATTAAATTTAGCATAAGTCAGACATAAATTCATAGCAGTCCAGTATTCTTCCCCTAGATAAGAATTTCTGGGTAAAAAATGTAATTCCCAATTAGGGTCTACTTTACTATAATATCTATCGTTTTCTTCCCTAGCCTTTTTATTATAGTAGTTGCCTACTTGTTGTCCTAAGTTTCTGCTCCCAAAATGTAACATAAACCATATGTTACCTTCATTATCTTTCTGTAATTCACAAAAATGGTTCCCTTCTCCGCAGCTACCACACCTAGGAATCTGATGCCTTATAACTTTTCGTATTTCGGGTGGAAGAGAAATATATATCTTTTTAAACTCTTCCGATTTTACCCATTCTTCATAGTCTTTTGTAATCAAAATGAACAACTCTCCCAGTTGAGATAATTATCTATATTAGACACAGTGCCTTCTTTGTCTGCTTTAAATTCAGACTCCCACACAACTATCACCAAATAACCCATATCCCGTAAGGACTGCATTCTAGCTTCATCCTTATCCCATATACTTTGGGCAGGTATTCCTTTTATTAGATCATCGGTATTATACCTAGAAGGATTAGCATGCCAGTAATCGCCAAAGAATTCAATAATAGTTCCTTCTTTCTCCGCGACTGCGTCCGGTAAGAACCATTTACCCTCTTCGTTGTGAAGTGTTATTTTTTCTACATCACATACTTCTTTCAACATAGAGAATAGTTCAAGTTCTAATTTGCTTTCATTACATGAAAAATTATTATTGTTTGGAGATATCTTTTCCTCTCTCCAACTTTTTGTCATATGCTCACTTCTAATTGTTTTCTGTTCCGGGTTGTCCTTATACCATTTAGCGATACGCTTGCTTTGCTCCTCCTTAAACCCCTCTCTCCTAGGCTTAGATACCGCTTTTATAACCTTGGCTCTGTACTCAGGGTCCTTCCATTTTTCCACAGAGGCTACTTTGTTTATTGCTACTAATTTATCTTTAGTAGCTTGTGTATGCTTTTTACCATAAAAAGGATTATTGATGCCCGACCTATCTCTGTGTTTGGTACAAAATCCACTTTTATTTTTTAAGGATAAAGTTCTACCACAAACAGGGCACACTCTATCTATGTTATTCATTATTCATCTCTTTTTCTAGTGTTTCTAAATAGTTTACTAAATCTTCATCAGGTTCTGGATAATTACCCAACCCGGACGGCACCGCTTCCCTAATTGTCCCTATGGTTTTTTTTAAGTCTTCCTTTGTAAGATTTTTAATGTTTAAATTTGTTTTATAGGCAGACATTGAGCATCCAATATCTACCCCTACGCCATTGATAACGAGAGTGTTTTTCGTAGCAAAGATTGCGCCAATGCAGGGACCTTTTCCAAAATGAGCGTCCCCCATAATGGCTATATATCTACAAGTAAATGGAGCATTGGCTAAGTTCTTAGCTTGCTGCAATGCTCCATCTTCAATGTCATCTAGCCACATCTTAATAGGAATACGTTCAGAAGAAATTACTTTTTTCATATTAGTCCTCTTCATTATCCTGCGTTTTCCCTATTCTTTCCATGAATCTTCTGACATCTTCAGCCACATCTCCTAGAAGCTCATATACTTTAGCTCTCTCCCAATCAGTAGAGCATTCTAGAATCAAATCATTAAGCTCCCCTATAAAACTATAGGTTTCCTGAATAACCGCTTCTACTACTATATCATAAGGTTTATTTACCGGTTCTTCTATGATAGGTTCTTCTTTAGATTTGTTGGTAAAGTCTATTCCTGAAAAAGCTGTGGGCTCCCATGTACCCCATTCAGCGGTAGGGTCTGTTACTTTCCATGCTTCCCCTGCGTTATGAAGAAAAAAGGGTCTTCCGTATTCATCACGTACAATTTTTGGTTCCATCATTTTGCTCCTATTTTAAATTCTTTTCTATGTATACCATAAATTTTAATGCTTGTCAAGCTTTTTTTGAAGAGGGCGAAAAAAATGCGGAGAATAGGTCATACATTCTCCGCAAACCCAATGTCGGCATGGTTAGAATTTGCAATCAATTGCAAATATCAGATCAATCGGTTATTTTGTGCGCTTTTTAAACGATTCTTCAGTAACATCTTCTTTTGTAATTTTTACTGTTCCTGGAACATCCCAGATACGACCATCTATATCACGTATACGAAAAGTATTTCCATCCCATTCGCCATAGCCCACAACATAATGAAGATCATCTACCTCAAAAGCCTGAAGCTTACCAGACTCTTTAGCTTCTCTAGCAGCATCTCTACTGGCTTTATCTCCACATCCCGCTAATAAAAATAAACATAAGCAAAGTAAAATATATTTTTTCATAATAAACTCCTAAGTTGGTGCCGTGGGATCGATTTGCACGACCGGTGTTTCTTATGTAAATGCTCTACAGGCATTCGCCTTCGCTACTAGGCAACCACGGCAAAATGGAGGCAGGGGCAGGAATTAAACCTGCGTATAAGGGTAGTTTTGCAAAACTACCCACCTAATCTCTCGGTCACCCCGCCTTATCTTTACCCACCACCCATAAGGCGAGTAATATCGTGTTTTTCTTTTTCTAAATCTTTGCGCGCTTTTTCTGCTAAAGATTCAAGAAACTCAGCCTTCTCTCTAGTAGAGACTAAAATTTGGGCCACCGCTTCTTTAGATCTTCCTAAATAACTATTTAGTTCCTCATGCAAATTAGTCGCAAGTGCAGGAAACTGCCCATTATTTACTATTACAGGAGCAGGGTTTATAATTTCCATTTCTGGTTCAGACATAACAACTTCCTCTATCGCTTCTTGTTTTTTCTTCTTCGGGAAAGTATAATTATTTACAATTTCTATTGTCATATTTTTTATTGGCGACTCCTGCGGGGTATGATCCCGCTCCGATAGTTCGACAGACTATCATGCTGCCAGCTTACACTAAGGAGCCTTTAAAATAACGCGGGTTGGATTTTAACCAACGGTTGTCTTAGCATGAACACAATTGTTGCCTAGGCTATAGTGCCCCGCCTTGATCACGCCTCTCAGGCGCTCCTCTAAACACTCGGATACCGCGTTATATTGGTAGCGGGGACCGGGGATGATCCGGCACAGACTGCCTTATGAGGGCAGTGCTCTACCAATTAAGCTACCCCGCAATAATTATTCATCAAATTCAATGTTATCTAAACTAGACATGGCATCAAATTTTCTGCCTTTGGACTTCTTATTGAACATCCCACTACATATTCCAGCTGCTTGTGCGGGAAATGATCCTTCTTTTATTAGGGCGGGAATACATCTATCCATAAAGTCTTTTTCCGCTTCTCCTGGCTTGGGGTAAGGTATAGGCATTTAAGGAGTCTCCTCTAGTGTAGGGAAGCCCCAGGTCGATTCATTATCGAGCGATGCCCCCAGGTCTGGATTTCTTTGTGATCTATTAAAAATAGCATTAGATATAATACGCGCCTCTTTCTCAGTCTTACCATTTTCCCTTAACAAGGGAATACAACGCGCTACAAAATCATCTACATTTTCTCCTTTTACAGGATCCGGAGTTAAATTCATGTCTTATCCTCTTTTTCAATAATTATTCTCCTAGTCCCTAGATCTGGAGTAGAAGAAGGAGAAGCGCAACATATAGTTGCGCTTTGTTCCAATTCGAACTTGGTCTGTATTTTTTCTATCGGCTCTCTACCCATGATTAGACCTACTATATTTTTAAATTCAAGGGAGCTGAGGCTATCGTAGGGTAGTTTGTTGTAGATATCTTCTATCTCTTCTAAAGTAGTGCTAAACCTCAATACTACATCTTGATTTCTTCCTACTGGGCTGAAGTATGAGGCGCACTCCTTTAATTCCATTTTACATTCCCATAATATGTCTCTTTAATGCTTTCCAAGAATCTAGCCCACCTAAAACGTGAAAAATATTAGGGGACCAGCCAGAGACCATATAAACATCTTTTTGCATAATGTCAATGGGGTAGGTACCGTAAGAAGACAAATCAAACATATATATCTTAGCAGTTGGGTTTAATTGTTTATACTTATTCCACGAACGCTCAAACGCTGATCTATTCACACTGGAATCTCGAGCCCCATAAAAATGGCTATGCCTACCAAGACCCAGATCTGAATATATCTGTGAATCCGAGAAAAACATTACATTATCTACGTGCAAATTTCCAGAAATAAGCCAATCAATTACGCGATAACCATACGTGCTTAATCCTACTGAGGGCAGCTGAACTCCGCCTATTATTTGGTTTCCAAAAGGCGCTACAGCCCAGTCATTTCCGAAAACTCCAGTTATAACTTTCCCGCATTTCTTAGCCAGCATTCTTCCTAAAAGGATGCCTACATCTATAAGTCTTATAGAAGAGTTTTTTGAAAGTGGATCATTCATAGAACCACTTACATCACACGCTATAAGCGTGGCTTCTTTTTTAAGATCCCCTATACCGGGAATATTATCAATAGAAATTATAAGAGCTTTCTCAAACACTTCCTGAAACCTATTCATGTTCATTTGAATCTCAGGATCGCGCTCTTCCATCAATCTAGCAAAAGCAGAATACCATCTAAATGGAAATTGTTTAGATTTAAGGATCTGTTGTTCATTCCCTAAAAGTGCTATCAATTTTTGAATATGCTCTTCACTAATACCAGCCTTCAACATGTTTTTAATATTACGAAGAGCTGCCATATAAGGAATACTATTAGTATCTAGTAGATTCTCCCATGCAGCTTTCTTAGCTACTGGATCAGAACCAGCGGCTGATATATCCACTTCCCATGTGGTAATAGGATCTAGGGCATCCTCTAGTATCTGTTTGTATACAGAGCTTTCTTCTCCTGTTCTGGGCTTAGGGTGACATAAGCATAGGACATCTTTAAATGTAATCTTTTCTTTACTCTGCTTATCGTATTTTCTAAACTGATAACTATTAAATTTACTAAAAGATTCCGCTATACCTTTCTTTAAGGCATTAGGAATTTTTCTAATATCATGTCCGCCTTTACCTTTTATCCCCTGCCAAGCAGCTAATAGTTCTTTTATTTCATCTGCCCTAGATACAACCCTAGATACCATAGAGGCAGTAAGTTTATCGTTAAGAGCCAGCCCAACTAGCAGCACTAACGGTACCGACCTAAGGTACATATCTTTACGTAGGTAAACCGCTAAATTAGCCACGAACTGTGGGTCACATTTAGGAATTAAATCTAGAATAGTAGCAATAGTCTGATCGGTTTTCTTATAGAAAGTGTCTTGCAGTAGGTTACAAGCTGTAACCGAGTAAAGCTGTTGCTCTGGATCCAGACCTATATATGCTACTGCCCCTTCTTCGTTTACTGTTCTTCTTCGATTCTCTGCAACTTCATTAAACCTAGACATATTTTTAACTCCTTGAAATTTATGAAAAAGCGCGGGGAAAGGACTATAACGGGTTTACTGCAGGATTCCAACCTGCAATCCTAGATTGTTGTCTAGTGTGTTTAGCATTTCACGAAGTATCCGTTATATACGCCGCCGCACCACAAAAGCCAATGTAAAGCGCTAGGAAAAAGCTAGAAGAGAAATGCGTCTCACCAACTGACGCCCTCAACTTTCGTTGGGATCGATTCGAACGATTACTCATTTTTAATAAGAAGTAACTCTTCTATACGCCGTAGCGCTTAATTAAAAAGTTTGGCAGGAAAAAAGCTGAAAGAGGTGTTTGTGCCCTTTTTTATTTTTACAAGGAAAAACCTATTGCTAGGATAAAACCTTTGGTGGACATTTACTGTGAAGTATCTCTCTCATACGCCGTGCCAAATAGGTAAAAGATACCGGGGTAAAAGCGATTAAGGAGTCGTCCTAAACTAAAGATGAAGTAACCTTATTCTACGCCGCCGGTAATTTTTTTTAAAAAAAGAGGGAAAAAATGATTAGAGAGATTTTCGCGTTTTAGTTAAACTATCTCCACAAAGTGAAGAGCAGAATTCTATATCTGCATCACGTCATTGGCATTGAAGTAACTCTAATCTACGCCGCTCTTTTTATTTTTTTATTTAAAGCGGGAAAAAACGAGCAAAGTTTTGGTTTCATTTTCAGTGAAGTATCTCTGCTCTACGCCGCGCTTTTATATCAAAGATCTCAAATTCTAAATATACTATACCACATTTTTAAAAGCTTGTCAAGCTTTTTCTGCAATCAATTGCAATTATTTTTTAAATTTTTCTACTATGTCTTCAAATAATGAAGGTGTTGCAGTATAAACTATATCTAAGAGCATGAAGGCAATTCTTCTAATCTCCCACTCAGCAGCAGTATCTAGACGTAATTTAAAGAAATCTCTAAGAGCGCGCGCATTAGCCCATGCATTACGAGTAGTTGCTACATTAACAGGCATAATTAAGCGCGCATCTTGTTTTTTTGCCCCTGTATCAATAAGAAATTTATAAGCCCTATAAGCATTTTCACATGCCCCTGACATTAATTGATAAGTAGCTTCTACCTCATCTTTGTTCTTTATATACTCTAAAGGAGGATAAATAAACTTAGGTTGTTGTTGTGTATAACGTCGAGATAAACTTACATGCGCCTGAGTGCGGTGTCGGCTCCATTGCGCCCCCGCAGCTTTTGATAAACCAGTAACATAAAAGTTATATTGTATAGATTCTATAGGAACGTTGTGCCCCATTTTAATAAGTTTCTTATTGAGCGCTTTTGCTTTTTCTATAGAATTAGCTTCTTTATTGTATGAGGTTCCAGCGGCTATAGCGGGTATACATTCAATATTTCCTTTAGGATCTTCCGGATCATAGTTACCTATGGGTGTAGTAACAGCAATAAGCTTAATTTCCGGTTCTTCGTTCCCGAAGTTATCCTGTCTCAAACTAAACCAAGGATCAAATATCACTTTATTTCTCCTATAGGCCAGTATCTCGCCTCTTCTCCCCCCGAGAAGATAATGGGTTCATCATACCAAAACATGCTTCCTTTTACAACACCTTTTTTAACAGTATAATTTTCGTTAGGGTTATCCTTCTTTGGGATCTTACCAGTGTACACTTTATCTAAACAAGTGTGATGCTTATCGCTAATGTAACAAAGCAGGGATGCCTTTTTTTCTTTCGGTGGCTTTTTTGCCATAATTAAAACTCCTGAAAAAAAACGTCTGGGTCTTTAAAATCCCCTACTATGCTAGAGTCTACATCAACAGTGCCCGAGAGTCCAGAGTTTTTTAGCGCTATTTCAGCATTATTTTTATACTTGTTAGCTGCGTATAGACTTGTAAATATCCCCAGTACTCCACTTTTAACAGAGAATTCTGAGATCGCATAGGTTACAACATATAACACTTTCAACTTATAACTCCTACTTTTTCACTTTGCCTATATTATGTAGTACAGCAAGTTCTTCTATTTCTCGCATAGAAAGACCTTTCTTTAAACGGCGTGAGATAAAAGAGCCATTTACACCCCACTCTCTTCCCCAGGCGGCTAATATTTTATCTTCCCCTTTATACTTTATATGTACATTGTCTGCTCTATTGGCATTCTGAATCTCTAGGGAAACATAACGACAGTTTTCTGGACTATATCCTTTGGTTCCATCTATTCTATCCAATTGATATCCCTCAGGACAAGGGCCCATATCAGCAAAAAAATTCTCAAAGCCACTATCACCAGACCATCTAGCGCACACTTTTATTCCCCTAGCTCCATATCTCTCATACCCTCTATGCCCGGGCTCTTCACATCTTCTATGCATTTCTACGTATCTTCTGTATACTTCTGTTCCACCCTTAAATATTCTACTGGTATGTCCATGTTTTGTTCTAGAACACCCACAGCTTTTAGAAGCTCCGGATTTTAATCTATAAGAAGGAATGGTAACTTCTTTGCCACATCCATGACATAGGCATAGATAATGTATATGTCTGCTGGTGCCTTTTTTACTTCCAATACCTAAAACCTCTAAGTCACCAAAAGTATCTCCTTTCTTTATATCCCCTTCTGGGTCTTTACCTGAAAGCACTCGTCTAATAGTTTTGGATAAATCACTCATCTTAGTCCCTGTTTTAATTCTTTAGTTTTCTCTTTCATCCATTGTTTATCTAGAGCGGATATTAATTCTTGCTCAGTTAGCTCTTCGTTCCTATAGTTTCTTAAGAATGAATATGATAATCCGCTAAGATAAGAGGCCTCCGCTACTGACATTTTGCGTCCTTTAAAGGTTATGAAAGTATTACCTTTCATTTTATTTATTTTTCTATCTACTCCATAATATGCGCCTTTTTCTAATTTATCTATTATGTCTAACCATCTTTCCTTACGTGTTATTAGCATTACACATCTCCAACTTCTTAATTTTATTTCTTCTAAACCCAGACCTACAAAACTTATCTCTCATATAATCTTCTATAAGTCTACATTCAAAAAGCAAATCATATTGTAGATCCTCTGGGAGATTTTCTATTTTACTTCTAATACGGGTTAGATTAGAAGTAATTTTATTTACCTTTTCTATGTTTTCCTGCGCTATTTCCATTTCATTTCTCCTTAAAGCTTATTTATTACTATTTGTCTATGCGCCGGTACTTTATCTGTAACCTTAGCATCTTTTCTACTTCTTTTGTAGGAAGCAATTTTATGTGTAAGTATGTGAACCACTGCTGCTCCAGAATCGACTACGTCCTTTGTCTTGGTTGGAATGTGATCGATACGCTGCTTTTTTGGATCATACTCTAAAAAAAGTAATTCGTCAATATAAATATCATGTTTCTGATGAATTATTCTACCTTCAATATAAGCGCTCTTTAGTTCCATAAAAGGAACTGGTGTAGTAACCGTAGAAAGAGGGCCACTTCTTACTTTAAGTTTTCTTAAACCTTGAATAAAAGATACATTTTGATATGTATCCATTGTTACTATTTTCATATTTAAAAGGTCACATAAATAAAACATGAAACCCCTAAGCATGTCTACATCTATTTCTCCTCCTTGTGGGGGGCGAATCTGGAGCATTCCATCTATACAGATAACAGGCGCTTCCATATCTAAGACTTCTGTAAAGTCATTACGTTCCTTTGAATAAAAAGAAGTGGAGGGAAGACTTTTATATTCCTGTATATGTCCTACAGATAATCCCACACAGTCTTTACTTATACCTAAATCCACATGCATAACAAAAGAAGCATCTTTATCAAAAGCTATTTGTTTTATATAGTCCTTATCTATTAATAAATCCCATTCCCAAGGACCTACAAAATAATCATTTATAACAATTGATTCTTCTTTAAATAAAGAATGCCCGCTATAATATGATTCATACACCGTATAAGCATCTATTATGCTTTCTTTAAAGGGCATAAAAGCACGCCTGTGTCCCGTAGCTAATCCCGCGAAGTCTCTAAGAGCCGTTTCAATATCTCGTTCAAAATCAGACCTGTATTCCTCAGGGACCTCTAAAATATCAGCTTCAGGTATAGCAAATTCTTTATCTTCTATAATCCTAGAGCTACGATCTAAAGTTCCTATTTCTACTAAGAACTTCTTACCTGAAAATCTATCTGGAGATAAGGTATCCCATATTGCATGCTTTACTACATATATTTGATCATCCCACTTAGCCTCTTCTATTTTTTTAGAAAGAAAATCTCCCGGATAATGTACAGCCGAATCCAAAATAAGGCATCCTGGTATTTTACCATAGGTCTGAAACCTACTCTTAAGTCTCTGGATTAAGTTAGTGTAAGCATTAGATGCTTGGTCGTAGGTTGTATCTTCTTGTCCTCTCATAGTTAACTGTTTACTGTTCTCAACTACAGAGAAATAATTAAGCTCTGACATGACACCAGCATAAACATCTAGTCCTAGAGTTGCCATTTCGCTGCCCGATACGGGGAGAATGTAGATATTCTTAGGAAATTGTAACTCAGAGGTAACATGTTTATTGAAAGGAAAATTCTTAGTAAAGTAAGGACTAGATGAAAAGGCAGAAAGTAGTGGATCGAAAAGTATTTTCTTACTCAAGCGTAGAGATAGAGATTGCAATATCATAACAATAGAGGAACCTGGAGCCAATCCATATTGATATTGAGGATTGTGAAGCATACTTAGTTTATATAACATATACTCTATAAGTGCTCGAGATAGGTAGGATTTTCCCCAACCTGTTGCCCCTGTGAGTACAACCTCTCTAGTATTATCTATTCTTTCTATTATATTCTGTAATTCATACTTCACTACAGGGCGCACTGAGCCTTTTTGGTCCATATATTCCTTACTTTCCAAAAATTCCTCAATGTCAACTAGCCTGCCCTTATACCCTTTTTCCTTATATAGAAAGGAACCATCATTTTCCTTTAGAGCCTGTATAAAATTTCTACAGAAGTTATTAAGATCATCTTTTAAAATATAAGCATCTGCACCATCAGAGATCTGTGGGCATGCTAACACCAACGCTTCTAACATAGACTCGTCTCTAGTAGAAAGCCTATTCTCTCTTAGAACATCAAATACCAATTCAAAGGCAGTGTTAAGGGGTATTACTTGTAAATTTTCTAATGCCATAAGTATTTAAGAAGTGATTTTAACTACTTCTTTCTCTTCCTCTTTGGTAGTTATAGAATAACTACCGTCTTCATCTAATTTTAATATTAAAGAACGTTCCTCTGCTAATGAAAGTAACTTATGGGTGGCCTGAATCATAGTTTCACCGTCATCTTTAAAGCCCTCTACTAGTCCCTTTAATTTTTCAGTAGTCTCGGCGGTAATTACGTTACTATCATCTAACTTTAGTTCTTGCTGTGCTTTCAGCAGGCTATGCAACATTTTATCTAATATAGCAATATTATCAGTGGTCTTATCCATAGGAAGAGTTTTAGCTTCTATATCCATAAGCTTTAAAACTCTTTGAGTTTGCTGGTCTACTAACCAACTAAGCCTACCAAAGGCATCTACTTTAGATGTAAGTCCTCGCAATTTAGTTGCTAGTTGAGATGCAACTTTATTCTTCTGCGCTTCCTCAAGGACCATTAAAGCTTTATCATCTAGAACTTTAGTTCTAAACCTGACCAGATCAGGCAACAGATCCTGAAGAGTAGCTTTCTTCTTTACATTAAAAATAGTCTGACAAGTTCGAATTATTTCACTATTAGTAACACCCTTCTTTAGCATCTCATGAAGTTTTACCAATTGCTTGTCATCTAATATAGATAACCAGCTATTAACAGGTATTGCTTCTTTTATTTTTGCTATTAAGAACTTGTCTTCTGCCATAATATTACTCAGTTACTTCTTCTTCTATTGGATTTGCAGAAGGAAGATCTAAAAGACTATCAAGATCCTGCTCCCCGTCGTCTATCTTCTCGAGCGTAGTTACATGCTCTTCTATATAAGATACAACATCCAGCTCTGCCAGCATGTGTTGCAACACCGAGCTTACTTTGTAGCCTGAGGCAAAGATGTCTCTAAACTTATCCGTAGTTAAGGCTAGATACTCTTTATCCATAGTTACCCACAGATGCCTCTGACTTCCGTAATCAAGAATAAAGAAATTTGCAGGAACTGTATTTGAATATTTAAGCCACAGCTTTTCAATAATTTTAGCCAGCTGACTTACACTTCCCTGAACATTCTTAACTGCTTTATCATATTCCTTACGTGCCTCTTTAGGCAGCTGTGCTCTCCCTTGCTTTACTAAAGCGTCAAATTCATCCTCATCTGCGAAACCAAGTTCTTCAGCTAAATCTTCAAAAGGTATATCATGTTTATTTACTAGTTGGTCTATAAGTGCATTAAACTTCTCAGAATTAAGGGAGCCCCTAATTTTATTAAGGCGTACCGTTTGAAGCATAAGCATTTTTTCATCAAATATTTCTGGAGATACAATAATACACGGTACTTCAGCATCGCCCGCAATCTTTACTGCCTCTAATCTGTGATACCCATCACACACAACGTAGGAACCATCATCCATAGGAACTACTATAATAGGAGAAATAAAACCAACAGAATCTATATTGTCTGAAAGCATATTAAACGAGATGTCATCTAATTCATTTGGATTCCAAAGGTTGGGCACTATTAAGCCCACAGGTAAAGTAACTAGAGCACCATGTTCTACTTCTTTACCGTCGTGTAGTAATATTTTATTAGTCTCTTGCATTATAGATTATCTCCGTTTTTATTTTTGTCTAATTTAATTTTAGTTTGATACTCTATGAAACGTCTTACAGATAGTTTATTTCTTGTAACTTCACAATCATTACAAATATTTACTGCCTTTAGTCCTTTATCTATATAACCGCTCTCGGGGGCAATAGGTATTGCCTTTCTTAGAATATCGCAGAAACGAGTATGCATACGTGCTGATCTTTTTTTACAGTATACTAATTCTCCATCTGTCTCTACTTGTTTTAACCAATCTTCCGGATTTTGTGTTTTAATCTGCTTATATTTATAATCCGGCTTAGGGGTTTTTGCCATAGGGCATCCTTATTTCCGATATATCTTTTAATAAAGCCTCAGTATAAGGCTGTAACGTCTCAACCCAAAGTTCTTCTAAATATTCATTTTGTGCTCCTAGCACCGATAATTTTGCATCTTCCCAGTAATTTTCATGTTCCATTTTTCTTACTATTTTATTTATTTCAAACAAATAAATTATATTTGATATGTTACTTGAATTATAAATAATTCTTAAAGAATTGTCAATATGTTTATAAAACCATGAATCTTTTCCTAAGAGGTACATAGGATTTATTTTAGTGGAAATAAGAATACGATCCTCTGGAAGAGCGTTATAAGAAAAATAATCTTCAGATATATCTAGTTCATCCATCTGTAAGTGTTTGATAGCTGCATATACTATTCTGTCTTCTACTGAACTAAAATTATGAGCGTTGTCTTTATTACGATCTGCCCAAGATTTAAATGAACGTACCGTCTTAGTATTACTGTTATTAGACAACATTAAAAATAAAGATAACGCTCGTTTGTCTAAACAAGAATTACACATCCCAGAAATTATTTTCCATATACTATTGTTTTCTAAATGAATTATCTCGGAAGGAAGCGCAGAAAAGTGGAAAGCAGACGCCTTCCACAATATTGACGAAAAAATATTATAAGAATTATTATAAAGAGAAATATACCTGTAGGCTAAATTTGCAGAGGACAAATCTCCTCTGCAAATACTGATATAAAGTATTGAAGTGTAAATACTTAAGTTTTCTGGAATACGAAGGAAGATCAAAAAAGTTCCTCAAATTCATCAGAGTCTTCTTTATTTTTAGTTACAGAAACCTCATCATCTTCCTCTTCCTCTTCTTCATGCGTAGATATGGTACCCTGAATTGATAATCTACGTCCATAAATACGTTCCAGATGCTCAATGTGATCCTCTAAAGTAGTCAATATAGGAACTATACCTTTAGATTCGCTCCATTCCTGACAAATGTTAGCGAAAGCTAGTGCTATATCTTCTGTATTTATAAGGCGGGCGCTCTCTTCTAAGGCGTCCTTTATAATAGCGTGCTCTACCATTCCTAACTTCAAAGTGATAGTGGTTATAGTAGGAGTGTCATCTATAACAGAGGACTTATCTCTCTGTGAGTCTTTTTCTGTTTTTACTTTAAAGTTTAGTTCTTTGGCTGTAGAATTTTCAGCTATCTCTATCCACTCTTCAGCATTACTCTGGTCCACTACTCTAATTAGTTCTTTAGCTTTTGTCCATCCTAGTCTCTCTAACCTATCCATATCCATATTAAGCATAAGAGCTTTATTATAGATCTCTACTAGGTACATAGCTTTTCTATAGTTAAATTGTAATTCTGAATCAATATAGTTTTCAAAATTAGGGAAATCCCATACCTGATATACATTTTGTGTGTATATGTCATATAAACATTTAGCTAACTTCATATACCCTATTTCAACCATGTCTTTAGCTCTAATAGCTTCTTCCCTCAAAGAAGAAGCGTTCGACAGAATAGAAGATACTTCTGAATTACTTCTTTCCACTAATGTAGTTGATGCCATTTTATTTCTCCTTAGTCTTTCCTAATTAAACTTAAATTTGTTTTTTTCTTGACAGGGTCTTCTAAATTCTCTTCGCTGTTTGATACCGGTCTGGCTCTATTCTTCATCCATTCTTTTATCCTAACCATATCCTCGCTTTCTATATTATTTTGTGGGTTTGTCTCAGAAATAGACTTTAATATATGTCTATTCTCCAATTCTACTCCTTCATAAAAAGAATTAAATAGTGCGTCTTCTATAGTAGCTTCTATTTCTGCCCCAGTAAAGTTTTCTGAATTTTTTGAAAGCAAAGCTAGGTCATAGTTAGACGCATCTCTTTTTCTTCTTTCTATATGTATCTTATATATAGACTGCCTTTCTTCAAAGGTAGGGAGTTCAACTGCCCATATTTCATCTAAGCGGCCTTTTCTGTATACCATAGAAGGCATCATGTCTGGATCATTAGCTGTAAATATCATAAATACAGGGCTCTTAGTTTCTTGCCTCCAGGTAAGTAAGGTAGATAACACTCTGGCAGTAACTCCTGAGTCTGTTTTCCCGCTAGATTCCATACCAGCAAAAGCTTTATCTGCTTCATCTAGGAGTACAACTGCAGGTGCTATGGCCTCTATAACATCTAACGCTCTTCTTATTTTAGATTCGCTGTCCCCGACGAATTTAGAAAATACACTACTTATGTCTAGTCTCAATAATGGCAACTCTAAAAAAGAAGCTATAGATTTTCCTATGTGAGACTTTCCTGTACCCGGTAAGCCAAGTAATAATATACCTTTAGGAGAATTTAATCCATATTCTTTAGCAGTATCTCCGAAAGCTGTTTTTCTCTTATCTAACCATTCTTTTAAAGAACCAAAACCTCCTACATCTTCTAATGTAATATCTGTATCTATACACTCTAGAACCTCAGATTTTTTAACATGCTGTTCTTTTTGTGATTGGATAATTTTATAATTGGGTTCTTCGGTGAGACTAACCGCAAGCGCTATTGCGTTTTCAGCTGAAAACAAATCTAATCCCAGGGCAGAAGTAGCCGCTTTACTTATTAATTTTTTCTTTTCTTTCTTATTCTTTTTACCAAATAAAATATGAGGCTCCCATTCCTTCATCAACTTAGCATAAAGCTCTTCAATTTCTTCTTTAGTAGGAAGAGGGAAATCACAATATGTAACTATATTATATAACTCAGGAGGTAGATCTAAATAAGCGCCAACAAATATAATAGTAGAAAAGTTACGTTTAGCGATATAGGCGGCGTCTATTATAGACTGTATTACATTGGCTTCTTTAAGTAGACCTCTAATATGATAGAAAACTCCTATAGTCTTAGAGTTCTGTGCAACGTGATTTAAAGCGGGTATAAAATCTTTTATAGGCCTATCTTTGGTAGACGGAACTAATTCTTTTATCCACGCTCCTCTTTCATACCGTTGTGCACCAGACGTAACTTTCCAGATACATAACTCTCTGTCTATAAAGTTTAAGTCAACCATAGTAGATATAATATGTTTTTCTGCTTTTACATCTTCCACCGTTGGCATAAATAGACAGGGATTAGAACTAGCTAAATAATTTTTAAGCTTTGGGACCATGTAAGCCTCTCACCTTTAGGATACATTCTTTTTCTGAAGTAGTCGCTATTGTAGTAAGTTTACTACCTATTTCCAGGTACTTCAACCCAAACATAGTTAACGCATAAGCATCAGCCTCATCTGAGTTTTTAAATTCCTTATGATATTTTTTATAAAGAGCTAATTTAATATCCTCCTTCTTAGCATTTCCCTTTCCCGTAATAAACTTTTTTAATACAGTAGGAGGAACATCAATATAAAACCTCTCTCTGTTAGTTAGATCATATTTGATTATTCCTCCTAATTCTATTAAATTGGACATTGAACTGGACTTCCCAAAGGAACCAAAAGAATATCCTTCTATAAAGTAAATTGCGGCAGGGACTATAAAATGATCTATCTCAGTTATCCTATCAAGAATAATTCTATAGCGTTGCATATAAGAATTCTTATTAGAAGTCTTTATACTCTCAGTAATAATAGTATCACCCGGAATAGAGTATACGCTAACTCCTGTGGAGGTAAGAGAAAGATCTAAACCGATAATAAGTTGTGTATCTTCAGTAATCATTTTCTATCTATACCACATTTTTAAAAGCTTGTCAAGCTTTTTCTTTCTGCATCTTACAAAAATTTAATACGGGACAATTTTTTGCAAGATATGTTGAGTAACCAGAGTCATAGCAAGATGCTATCCTAGGTGGGAGTATGTTCTCTGTGTACCCCTTTTTAAACTCCGTTAATTTGTTGAAAATATCTCTAAGTATAACTTTGTCATGTTTTACTAGAAAGGTTTTAACTGGAGAGGTCTTCATCTTGAATCCCTTAGAAATATACATTATATACCCATATTTAGAATCAAAAGAAATATGTTTAGCTAAACGATCTTTTCCTATTCCCCACATATATGTTTGTATCTGCCAGAGGTGTTCAATAAGGGGGGCCTTTAATTTATCGAATCCAACCGTATCTATTGTCTTTAATTCCAATACTCTAAAATTGTTTTCTGGCTTTTCTACGAACATATCGGGATGGCCCGTAACAAATAATGGCTTTTCCATTTTTAATGAATACTCGGTATACTCAAAGGCTTTAGGATTTGCGCCGCACACTGGACACTTTTCTTTAACTTTCTTTGTAAAAGGTGTCATATAATCGCATGCTCTACACCTCCAGAAACCACTTCTTAAATCATCAGATATAAAAGATTTAGTATTTTGGGCCCAAAAATGTACGGAATTTCCTATATCAAAGACTACTGTGTTAGAAAATTTTACATATTCCTTTTCTTCTATTTTACATTTATTAATTAAAACAAGCTGCCTCATACAATCTTTGTATAGAGAAGAAGCGCGAGGATATCTAGGTAGTATCTTAGTATGTAACTTACTTTTTACTGATACAAAATCTCGTGTTATTAGCTCGGGATCCCCTGATTTTTCATTCGAAGTGAGGGTCACTGTATTCAAACTCACTTCGCATCGTCCACGGTATAAATATAAAATTTACGTCAGGATATGCTAATTTAAATTCTGTCAATTTAGTTTTACCTCTAATAGCAAACTCCCCCTTGACCTCTAGGAAACAGTCATAAGGGGGAGGAATATAGAAATCAGGTGTATAAGTGTATTTGCCTATGGAAAAACAATAAGGTTCATATAAAAAATCAATTGCAATCGATTGCAAATATTCCGCCACTCTTCCCTCAAACTCAGACCTAAAATATTTATCAAGTTTGTTTGAATAAAACATACAGGCAGAACAATTTACATCAGATATCTCCGGAGCGTCATATCTCCAGTCAGGATTTATAACTCCCTCATCTTTATAGCAACTTTTTATTTTATTTACTAAACATTCTTTACTACAGAAAAAATCGAGACCACTATGCTGGTATTTCCAATCTTTCTGTGCTACTACTATTGTTTTTTTGCAACTGGCGCAGAGTCTTCTGGGCACGCCTTTACCTCTTTAGGCACGGATTTAATCGCGCCTTCTTTTTTAATAATTTTATCTTTTATATGGTTTATCAGTTGTATTTGTGTTTCAAAATATAAATCCTTGTTTTTCTTCCACATTTCAACAAAGTCTTTCTGAGATCCACTACTTTTACCCATTGTATATTTAGTGGTCCCTTTTGTCATTAAACCATGATTAAGAAGCTCTGTTATAACTAACTTATGATCTATAATATCCCCCCTAGAAAACTCTAGCTCAGGGATATCTGCGGTTACTCTTATAAATTCTCCAGATTCAGAGAGTTTTAAGGATTTAAATTTTTCAATATAAAAGGAATGCTTCTGCGCCATATGCAGATCTTTTTCTTTATCGTAATACTTCTCTTTATCCTGGAGTGCTTTTTTTGAGATATGGATAGTAAGAGCAGAAAAAAAGCGTATAGCGTAGCCCCCCGGCTGTGTTGTAGAGGGACCATAGAACACTCCTATATTAGCACGAAGTTGATTAGTAAGAAGTACTAAACAGGGGTGGCCTCTTTTGTACTCTTTACTTAACCTACTATTAACCTTATTAATTAGATTGGTTACAAGTTTTGCTTGGTTCCCTATAACTTTGTCATCAAGAGAAGAGTCCATCATATCAGATGGAAATAGAGCCGCCACGGAATCTAATATAACTAAACCGCAATCGTCAGCCCTTAATGAATAATCTATGATGTCTCCATACTGGTTACCGGCATCACTCACATTTAAATAGTAATCTTCAGGATTACACCCAATACTTTGTGCCCAAAACTTATTGAAGGTACCTTCTACATCACACCATACAGATTTCATCCTTATTGATGGAAGAGAACACTCACATTGACTTAAAGGCTTAAAACATCTCCAGCATATTTTTGCTACTTTTGCCATAGCAGACATAAGTAAAGAAGTCTTACCTCCATGTTCTGGGCCCTTAACTAGAGAGTATTGGTGTATAGGAAAGCCGCCCCCCGTAGCATAATCAAAAGTAAATATACCTGTAGGTAATCTCTGTGCATCGTCTAAAGCTTCAGTTCCTTGTATACAAGATCTATCGCCGTATCTTTGATTTAAAGATGAGGATATAGCAGAAAGGTTTGCTATTTTTGCAATATCTTTAAGATCAGCCATTATTCACCAATCCCATATGCGTTAATTTTCTTTCCATTATCTTATCAACCAGATCACTAGTCTGCTTATAAACGCTTCCTATTTCCTCAGTATAACAAGGGATACTTAAATCTATAGCTACGGTAATATTTCCTTCGTTTGGTCCCAAGGGTATATGTCTCTTAGCATGAACTGTAACCCTGGCTGGGGTTGTTACAAAAGGTCTTATCTTAATTATTTTAGGTTCTTGTGTTTGTTTACCTACTACGGTTTGCGTTACTTCCAAGTATCCTTCTTCAGAAATACTCTCAGCGGCAGGAGGTATTTGATCTATAGCTACTACCTTTTCTTCTGGTGCAGCGACTTCTTTGTCAATTTTTTTAATTGCTGGTTTTGCTTTTTTCATTTATTACGAACTTCCTTTATTTGTAATCCACGTTCTTGGTAGAACTTTATTCTAGATTGTGCACTATTTTTAGTTTCTTTATAGAACATATCAATAATATCTATAACTACTGGGGTTTTTTTCCCAACTAAAAAACGCTCTATCCTTCCCAGTGTCTGACGCATATCAGTTCTAACAGTACCTAGTATTAATGTATCCATTCTAGGTATATCAGTCCCTCTTGACATTAGCCCAAAGGTTGCTAGTATTATAGACGCTTCTTCTGCTGATCTATCTTTCTCTTCTTGCTTTAACATCTTACCATTTAAAGAGCGTACAAAATATCCAATTCTTTTAGGGCTTATATTATATACCTTCACTAAAAGTTCTTTAATATTTTGTAGTTGCTCTTTACGGTCTGACATTATAAGAGTTACTCTACCAGAACTAAAGCTTTTAGAAGCATAGCTGGCTATAAGATCATTTCTTACAGCATTTTTAGCAAGATTAGATATTAGCACTCCTCTACGTTGAATGTCTTTTAAGTAGGAAGGGATAAGACCAGAGGATCCATAGAATCTATGAAGTACAACCATAGGAGTCATAGTTTTTGTATTTTTACACTTAATACGAAACTGTGCTAAACTTTCTTCAAAGATAACATGAAGCCCATCCATACGGGTAGCGGAGGCAGTTACGCCTATTCTCCACTTAGCTGGAAACATACCAGATGCGGAAGAAAATGTTTTAGGAGGAAGAGAACTATCACATTCATCAAAGAATATTGCCCCAAAGCTGTTCTTAAACTCACGCGTAGCTATTCTAGGAATTACTATGGAATGTATTAAGCCAATTACCACTTTCTTATTTTCATAATCAGACTTTCCCGCTTCTACTATCCCAATATCTTCTTCCTTTAAATCTGTAAATTGTAAAATTCTATCCTTCCATTGTTTTACAAGATCACTCTTTGGCACTACAATTAATGTGGTAGTATGAAGTAATGATATCATTTTTAATCCCATCACTGTCTTGCCCGAGCCTGGGGCCGCCTCTAAAAAGAATCCGGTGGCCCCCTTATCTAGTAAAGCAGTAAACTCATCTATGGCTTTTATTTGGTAATCCCAGAGAGTCCCTTTAAATCTAAAATCCACTTTACTGCCAATGACTCTATTATCTACGATAGTTGTAGCCATTTCTTTACTTAAGCGTAAGGCATGACGAGGGATACCAATGTAATCTGAAGTTTCTTTGTAGTAAGTAATAGTAGGGCTATTCTTATATTTACCCGTAATGGTATATCTCTGTTTATAATCGGAGACATTTATCTCAGATTTTGGAATATACAAATATTCAGATAGTATTACTTTTTTAAACATAAGAAAGCCCTAACTATGATCTGCTAATTAAAGCAGATCATTGAGATCGTCTTTTTTGGGGTCTGTAGTCAATTCTGACGAGACTTCTTCTTCATCCATAGTTTCATCAGTATCTTCAAAGAAGTCATCTGTAGTTTCAGATGAGGGGGCTTTTTCTTCAAGCCCTAAACCAAACTCATCCTCAAGATCAGTTGACTCGTCAGTTCCCATAGGTTCTCCTATGCCAGCAATAACTCTAAGTTCTTTATCTGACTTAGGTGCCAATACTGTAAAGTAATCAATAGGTTTAAGAAATTCCTTAGGATCAGCTTCGATCTTTTTAGCTATAGCCTCAAGCGCTGAAATAGTAACCTTTTTACCTAAAGAAAAATATTCCCCGCAAGCTACGGACTGTTTATCAGTGTCACGTTCAATTTCCATGGAGTAATGTGTAAGATCTACTTTATTTCCCTCTAGAAATTGACGCATAACCGCCCTAATACCTTTACCCTTCAAAACTAGCAAAACTTTCTGAAACTGATATTCTTTACCAGTTTTTTGACTGACAGTTTTACGAGTATCAATAACCGTAGAGACTAAAATAGGACTACGTTTATTATTAATCTGACAAAGAGGACAGGTTTCTGTATCAGAGGTGCACGTAAAGGTTTCCCATCTACCATCTACCTGAATACTATGCTCATAAAGCCACGTTGTAGGATTTTCCAGAAAAATAACTTTAGCCTTCTCAGTTGGCTTTAGTCTAAATCTACGGATGTTTGTTTGTTTTGTTGTAATTGCTCTCAGAGCTTCCATTTCTTTGAATTTTTGTTGACCTGCTAGGCCGGTGCTGTACCAGTTTGACATGTGTTTTTACCTTTCACAAGTTTTATTTAATAAATAGCTTACCACATTTTTTAATAGTTGTCAAGCTTTTTTTTTGATGATTTGCAATTGATTGCAAATTTTGTTAAAAATATTTCCTATGTCTCGCTTTCTTATCCACTAGGACTTTTTTATTAAGTGCCCGGACTATGTCCAAACGATTCTCTGCATCTCCTGGGTCCTTTCCTCCGGCATTTTCCCAGTTTATAACGTGAACCAACTTTCCATTAGATATATCTATTAACTTTTTTGTGGCCCTCCTTCCGGCATCATCATTATCAAAACCCACCCAGAGATTTGGGGAAGGTATACTATAAATCTGAGTCTTAGAGAAACTAGCAGAAGTAGTAGCAATTACATTATTAAAGCCATATGTTTTTAATAATAAACAATCTGTTTCAGATTCCACTATAATTGCAGGCTTATCCACTGTTATCTTATTGAGACCGAAGCATGCCCCACTGTCTCTTATAGTAGGAAGTGCATATTTGTTCCCAAATTGCTTAGGAGAGATAGTAAACATTACTTTTGTATTTATATCACATACTCGAGCTCTTAATACTTGAATATTACCCCTTATATCAGTAAGAGGAAATATTATTAAATTACGTTGCTTATTATAACGTATTCCCATTTCAGCTATTATAGCTAAAGAAATACCTCTAACATTAATAAGATAGTCCTTAATATTCATAGCCACACTGTCGTTATTTTCCACTACAAGTGGAAAATTTCTTAGTAAAGGTAGTGGAAAAATAGGGGGAACTTCTTCCTTCTGTTGCTGCTCGGATATTTTAGGGACCACCCATTTATTAAACTTTAACGTTCCTTCTTTTGCCTCTTTCTCAAAGAGAGCATCATCCTCTCTATCATCTTCACTAAGTGCAGATATTTCGTATGCTTGATAATAAGCGGCTAGTCTCTTATCCCTATATTCGTTATACATGGATTTTTGAATAATTAAACTCAAGAGCTTAACAGGAGTAGGCGTGCAGGAAAAACACTTAAATACAGAATTTCCAGAGGGATTTATAGAAATTCCCGCACTAGGATGGTAATCCTGTCCTGATGAGTGCTTATGAGATGCCAGCGGACAAGGTACATTAACCCAGTCATCCCTAACAACCATAGCAGAGTCATCATAACCCATAAGACGTAGAAGCTTTATGATATTAATTTCTTTCACAGCAACTCACTTATTCTTCTGTAGCTTCTGGCTCCATATAACTATCTTCAGAGAGAAGGGGTCTAGTAGGAGAAGGCTCTATAATCTTTGTGTGTATCGTATCTATTATTATCATAGTACTACCTTCTTCTCCGTCTCTACCCTTCGTTATGCTTAAACGCTTAGGTTTATTTCTATTATCCCACATTCCTGTGCCAATGCTTTCATTTTCGTAATCTGACATCTCTACTACAATACTAGCTAACTGTCTAACTACAGCGCTTTGATAAATATCCTCTGACTTTTTATTTAATTGATAAGTTGCAAATATAGGGATATTCATTTCCTTAGCTAGGGTCTTAAGAGATTCAGCTACAGAGGAAACAATCTCGTAGCGGGTTTTAGCATAAAATTCAGGTTTAAGCAAATACGCTCCGTCTACATAGATGGCATCTGGTTTATAGACATAGGCAGAGGATTTAACATCTAATACCCCTAAACTCATAGAAGCGTCTGTCATATAAAATTTATTAGGTAACTCTGATAATAGTTGCTTATCGTATTTTATAACTTCTTCTCCTATAGTAGTAGTTAGTTTACCAAATTTAATCCTATTTACACTTAGATTATTTCGTAAAGCAATAGCTCTCCTATGATATTGGATTTCTGACATTTCCGTAGGGATAAATAAAACTGAGCTACCCTGAGCGTGTGCTGCTAATGCCATATGCATTAATATAAAAGTTTTACCGCTGGAAGGGAGCCCCGCTAAACAAATAAGATCTCCTCCCTGAGCTCCACCAGAACTAGAGTCTAAAAAATCTAGACCAAAAGGAACTCCGAATTCTCTAATATTTAAACGAGCTTTATTATGTAAATCTAATAAGTTATCTATGGTGTCTTCTAATGAATATACTCTAGTTTTAGTCTGACCTTCCACTAGTATCCTAGTGAGTTTAGTGGCTATATTAGCTGCACTATCTATATCGCCTTCAGTTATTTTAGCCATAGCCTCTTTACATAAAGAGAAAGAATTCTCTACAGCGTATCTTTTTCTTACCTCATCTGCCCAGAATTGTACATTATTATCTATAGGAATATCTGGTAAACTGTATCCAGATTCTACTTCTACTGTAGATTTAGATGGAAGTTCTTTATATAATTCTACATACTTAGACATTACATCTAGTATAACTTGTTCTTCTCTAGTAAAGAACTCCCTAACTAAACGAAAACTAGCTAGGAAGGAAGAAGGTCCCTTATTTCCCAATACGGCTAATGAAAAAAGTAATCCTGTTGTGGGCTCTAATTGTTTTGACATTAATCCTCCCAAAGAGATTTTTTGCTTTCGCAAGTTTGTATAATAACGGGGGTTACCTTAAATTGAAAAGTCTGCTCGAATGCAGGTGAATAAAAAGTACGCAATTTATACATAGTGTCTTCTTTTATTTTGGAAGGAATAATCTGCAAAGTATGTGCAGTGAATACTACTTTTCTACTAAATATTAATGGCTCTATTATTCCTTCTAGCGAAGAAGACATAGATGATATTCTATTGTCTCCAGAAAAAATATTACCTATCATAACTAAATCTTTATTTATTCTGGAAGGCATCTCCGCTGATATATCTTTGTCTAGCAGACTGTCAAGTAAATGCTTTAGAGAAATTTTAAATATGGATTCGCCTTTCGGACTATTAAGAGCATAGATTAGGGGGAAATACTTATGAATTTCCCACAATAACTGAGAGGTATCTATTATTACTAAAGCTGAGTTATGCTCTAATAACGCTTTCTTTATCTTATTACAGTGTGACATAAAGAAAGGATTATCATCTAGAAATTTTGATAAAGAAGATAAATCTAGGCCGAATCCATTTTCTATTAATTTGTTTTTTATTTCTTTGTATAAGAATGCCTCCGATGTATCGGAGCACATATACTTACCATCAAGTTCTTTTAAGGTTTTATATCCTGTATCTGCCATCTAAGTCCTCCTCTATCTTAAATTTTAACCATATATAATCAATGGGCTCTTTAGTTGAATTTATTATGCGAAGAGCGGAAATAAAATAATCAAGATTCCGCTTAAGGTTAAAAATATTAAAAGTTTCAAAGTTTCCAGTTTTAATTCCGGTTAAAGATAATGATTTATTTATGAGGATATAGTATTTAATGAATTGTTCAAACTTTATATAATCCTGACCTATTTTTTCTAAGATTCCTTTATAGGCCCCATTCCATTGGTGCTTATCTTCAGTCTTAATATCTTGTATTTTTAGATAATATTTATCACATAAAAAAATTAAGTACTGCAGAGACACCTTTGACGGCTTTTTTTTTGATTCAGGTTTCTGTAAATCCTTGAGTAATAATTTTTTCATGTAACGATCTTTACCACAAAAAATTTTGTTTGTCAAGTAAAAAATTTGGGGAGAGGGGGAGCGCAATGGGAGTGGGGTCTTGAAATCCGGATCTTTAAGGAAGATAGGGGGAAGAAAAAATTTTTTAATCCCTTATGAAAATTTAAAATCGTAAAAATTTTTTTCTTTTTTACTTTGGCCCATTAAGAGAAAGAGAAAATTTTCTTACAATTTCCCTGGAGAAAAAAATTTTTTTCTTCTCTCTCTCCATGGAGAAGAGTATATATCTATACTCTACCCTGAATTACTATATTACTATTCTTTTACTATCTTTAAAAAAAAAGCTTTCGCTCCAATACTGCAATCAGTAATATCATATTTTTAAAAGTTTGTCAAGAAAAAAATGCACGCATTTAAAAATAAATTTTATTTCCTATGAAACGCAGTTCTTTTAATATTAATTTAAAATTAGTATTACTTTTTTCTTGACATTAGGTACGCCGACAGATTATTTTAAAGAATCAATGGGTTATGATTTTCATAAAATATTATACCTCAAAGGGTGGCCTAAAGCAAGCATGATTCCTAGAAAATTAGTTATTAAAGATGACAAAGAGTATGAACGTGTTGTTTTTGGGGAGATATATGTCCCCGGGCAGGAAGATGCTCATGGCGACATTATGACAGCGGAAGAGATAAAAAAGGCCGCTTATGGATTTATGAAAAATCAGCGCACTCATAATATTGACTTAATGCATAATAACGAACCCACAGGGGATTATTTAGTTGAGACTTTTATAGCGCGTTCTTCGGATCCGGATGGCTTCGTAGAAGGGGCGTGGGTTGGCGCTACTAAAATAGAATCAGATGAAGTTTGGGGTAAAATTCTTAAGGGTGAAATAAATTGTTATTCTCTTGAGGGTCTTACTAATTTAGACCAGAAGATTGAAACAGTTCAACGAGTAGTGGAGGCAGAGGGAGATACCCAGGAAAATTTGGATGAATTAATTCCGCCTCATACGCACACCTTTAAAATAAAATTTGATGATGAAAATAAAATAATAGTAGCAAATACAGGAATGTCCCAGGGACATAATCATATTATAAGATCAGCTTCAACCACTGAGGTTAGATTTGGTCATGCCCATAGATATTCTTTTAATGAGGTAATATAATTAAATGCCAAACATAGTTGAAGAAGTAGAGACTGAAGTACAGTATATGAATGATGTGGATGTTCAGTGGATTTCTTTAGTAAATAAAGGAGCAAACAGAACACCCTTTAAAATTATAAAAACGGAGGACGCGATGGAAGAAGTTATTCAGAGTATTATAACTCCATTAGCTAAAGATTTTGATAAATATAAGGAGTTGCATGAATGGTCTAAAGAATTTAAAATATTGAAGACTGAAAACCATGGTGAGTATAGCAAATTCATTAGCATACCTATTGATGAACTGGAGCCAGCTTCAGTTAAATTGGTTAGACTTAGTGAGGATGAGCATGTTTTTGCCGTGGTGGGCGTCCCTTTAAAAATGGAAGGATCCAATATTGTTTACAAATCTATAATTATGGATAGACCGATAAAATTGGATGATAGGGGGATTACAACTTTTAGAGATACCTTCTATAGTGAGATTAATAATTTGATGTCTATCGTAAATGGTACGATGGAATTGAATGAAATGGATAATAAGAAGAAGAGGGATATTATTGGTAAATCTCTTGATGCATTTAAGAGTTTTATTTCTGCTGGTTTAGATATAAGCGCAGATAATATTATATTTGCAAAACAAGAACAAAAAAGTGAGGTTAATATGGATGTAAAGGATGAAAAGGTAACAGAGGTTATCGTTGAAAAGGTGGAGGCTTCTGTGCCTGCTCCTGTAGCTGAGCCCGTTGTGGCCGAGACTGTAAATAAGAGCGAAGAAAAACTTTTGGAGATGCTTGCGGTTCTTACTCAGAAAATTGAAGATTTGTCTGCGAAGACGGATTCTATGGTTAAGAAAGAAGAGCCAGAAGTCGTAGAAAAAGTTGAAGAAGTTCAGGTAGAAGTTGCTAAGGCGGAAGAAGTCCCCGTGGTTCCTTTTGCTAAGTTTGAGGAAACTCTTGACACCATGAAGGTTAAATTAGAGAAACTCGAGCAACTTGTAGAAAAGATTGATGCGGATGTACCGGAACCCTCAGTTCAGGAGCCCGTGATTAAAGAAGAGCCTACTGTTAAGAGCGAAAGTCCTTTTTCTGGGATTTTTGGAAATCTTCGAAGGTAATTATAAAAAAAATTTAGGAGGATTTATTTAGATGGGAAAACTTAGTCCAAAAACTATAGTAGAAAAGGCTGATATAGCCGTACAGAACCTTATTGACAATGGTGGTTATTTGAACCCGATACAGGCAAATACTTTTATTCGTATGCTGGTGGATCAACCTACCATCCTTAATGAAATGCGTGTTGTCCCTATGAATGCGCCTACGATGGAAATCAATAAAATTGGTTTTTCTAGTAGAATTCTTAGGGCGGCTCCTGCATCTGGGACGGCTCTTAGTGGAACTGGTTATCAGACCAGAGCGGCTGCTTCTACTGATAAGGTAGAGCTTCTGACTAAAGAAATCATAGCAGAAGTCTGGTTGCCTTATGATGTGTTGGAAGACAACATTGAGCGCGGGACGTTGGAATCGACGATCATGTCGATGATCACTGAGAGAGCCTCTATTGATCTGGAAGAGCTTATTATATTGGGCTTTACCTCAGCGACTGACCCTTACATTGGGCTTATGAATGGTCTATTGGTAACTGCTAATGATCATTTAGTAAATTATACCAGCCCGCCGTCTGATATTGATGTTGATATCTTTAAGCGCGGCCTTCAGGCTATGCCTACAAAGTACCTCAGAAATAGAGGACAGATGAAGTTTTATGTGTCTCATTACCTAGAGTCAGAATTTGCGGCTCAGATGTCTTTTAGAGAGACTGCGATGGGTGATGTTAGAATCACTAATGATTATGCTTCTATGTTGAAGGCTTTTGGGGTGCCAGTAGTTCCGTGTGCCATGATGCCTGACGCTAATTATATTTTTACGCTTCCTCAGAATTTGATTCTTGGAATTCAGCGTAAAATTCAGATCGAAACCGATAGGTTGGTTAGGGAACGTGCACATGTCATCGTCTTGACGATGCGTCTCGCGTTCGCTATAGAGGAAACCGACGCAGTCGTTAAGGCCACTGGCTTGACAGCGACGGGTACCACAACTTACTAAACAACAAGGGCCGCCAATCGGCGGCCCTTTTTTCCTTATATTTAATTTTTGGAGTAATGATCTATGAGCGAATATAAAGTCACATGTCAGGGTAGACCTGGATCGACTTATAATTATATTTTTGATAAAGCAGATATAACTTTTATAGGCGGCGCAGTAAAAACCGTGGATGAAAGTATAGCAAAATTCTTAGTTAAGCAGAAATTTTCTTCAGGTAAATCAATATTTAGAATTGAAAAAAATATTCAAGAGAAAATTGTAGAAGAGAAAGTTGAAGATGCATTACAAAAAGCAGTAGAAGAGACAGAAATAGAGAAAAAGATAACTCCAGTAAAAACTACTACAATTAAGCCGCCTATTAATAATAAAAAACAGGATAAATTAATATAATGCTTATAACTACAGTAGGAGCATATTCGTCTAATAGTTATATTACTCTAGAAGAGGCGGAAGAAATTCTTTCAAATTTAGGTATGAGGACAGACGCTTGGTTGGCTCTTACGGCTGATTCCGCGTGTAGAACAACCGGAACTGTAGCAGGCCCTTTCATTATAATCCCAGGTGTAAATGATAGCTTACTTTTCTCAATAGTTGAGGGAGATGAAGACGATCAGTTAGTAACTTTTGTTGGCGGCGGGGAGAGTGAAGATGAGTCAGTTACTTTAACGGCTACTCAGGTTTGTGTAATAATAAACGCACAAACAGAAGGTTTTACTGCTACTCCTACAATAGATAATAAGATAAAGTTAAGCGTAGTTACTCCATCGTGTACTTTATACATTAAAGATGTACAGAAGTCGTTAAACTCAACCTTTGGTTTTGTGTCTGGTTACTACCCTGATATAGTTTCTTATAAAAAAGAATATATGTTAAAAGTGGCTGCTATGTTAATGGGCATGCTTCCTCTTTCTGGTAGACGTATTTATCAACAGCAAACTCTAGACTTCCCTAGAACTAGTGTTGTAGATTATAATATAATACCACCAGAAGTAAAAGAAGCGCAGGCTTTGATAGCATGTTTAGTTGTTCAGCCTAACCTAGATAAACAAACAGATATATCTGATAGCTTTTATATACCTATTGGTATGCAAAATACTGTAGTAGACAGTGTACAGGTAGCTGGTATAATGACTGTTAAGTCTTCAGCGTCTACTAGTGTAGATGTAAATATTACAAGTAGAACACTTTTAGAATCAGTATCTGGTGTTTTTATGCTTCCAGTATATATGAGACTTAAACCGTATCTAACTCAAATTGGACGTGTAGGGGCGCTCATAGCACCAGAAGACTATCAAGAGTTATTGCTTCCCCCTGTTGAAGAAATTGATTTATCCGAGCTTGATCTTGAGATAGATCTTGATGGTGGGGATTTTACTCCATGAGTAATTTAATGGGACTTCAAGCTAAATATATACTTGAGTCTACATTTGATGCTGTAGCTAATAAGACTATATCGTGCATTACAGACACTACGGTTATAAATTACAAAGCTATAGTTCATGATGAAATAGTTAGAGCAAGAAGAGAGCATTTAGAAATAGATAACGATGCCGGTATCTTAAATCAAAACTCAAAGAGAGTTATCTTACTTACAAGAGATATATTGGCTTCGGGTTTAGAGGCTTTAGATTCTTCTTGGTATTTTTTGATAGCAAATAAGAGGTATGATTTCTCTGTTAATGAACCGTTTTGTGATGTAGATACTACTCCATTTGCGGACGCTGATCAGATTTTTTCAGTATTTTATGTAAGAAGAGCGGAAGAACTAGAATCACAAATATCCCCAGTACCGGGCGGAACTGGAGAGTTTTCTTTTGACTCTTGGGCACTTTCTAAATAAAAATGGCTTCCTTTTTTTCAGGAAAATTAGGACTATTGTTTCATAGAAATATGCTAGAAGCTATGGACGTCTATGGAGAAAGGTTATCAAAAGATTTTCAGGCAGAAACAGGAATACCAGTAATATCTAGTTTTGCAAATAGATCTATGGGTGGAATGAGATTAAGATTTAAGCCCGGTATTAGTAAAGAAGGTATACCTGAGGATTTTAAAGCTAAAATAGGAAGTTTTTTAAAGAAAAAAAAAGATTATCTTAAAGTTTATATAGGAGCAGCTATGAAGTGTACCTTAAATGATACAGATATAAAATCTGCTCTTCGTGCAATAGATCCAGAAAAAGCAGAATCAACCCAGTGGATAGGTGCCTCACTTAAGGTAGATGTAAAGGAAAAAAAGATTTAAGTGTCTAATAATATAATTCCAGACGTAGATGAGTTTATAGTAAATAGATTAAGGCTTATAGCTATTGATGGGGTTACTTTACCAGTACTTCCTTATGAACCAGCAAGAGAAAGAGATAATAATGAGTACCCGTTTGCTAGTGTATCAAGGGTAGGTTTTGAAGAGGATAAAGTAAGACGTAGATATGGCATAGAAACTTTAGTACCAAAGACTACAAAGAAAACTATACAATTAGCTAATGGTAATGTTAGAGTGGTACCGACTGGGTATGATGTTAAACAATATCCAGGGGTTTACATATTAAGGTATATAATAGATACAGAAGCGGTTATAAAAGAGCATGCAGATACGCTTATTGTGATGATGGATCAGGCTTTTCCTTTTGGTTTTGAGCCTAATATATCAGGACAGTATTTGCTCTTTGATTTTACAACGCCCATAAATAAGGATGTACTCCATAGACCATTATTTAAAGTATCATATCTTTTTGATGTCTATGGTGTTCATATAGAGAAGCTAGAATCGTACACAGTAGCGCCCATGTCTGAGCTACTATTTGATAAAGAAATTGATAATACTCCCACTCAAATGGGCTTGTGGGAACGTCCAGCTGAATAAAATTTGCAATTGATTGCAAATAGCAATATAAAAATTTGGAGGCAAAAATAAATGGCCGAAAGACTCGTAAAAGTAGTGAATAATACAAACGCTGATTTAGAGATACAGCTACATAGTGGTACTTCTCTGAGTATGACTCAGTTTAGACAAGGTAAAACAACGCATATGTCTAAAGTTGTAGATTTTTCAGATCTTCCTGATAGTGTTACTAAGAAGAATGGTATGTTAGCTAGAAAAATGGTAAGTGTAGTAGATGTGTAAAAATATATTAAAGTAATTACCTACATACTTAATACTAAACATATTAATTGATATCTTTTAAGTATGTAGCCCGACTTATAATTAGTATTGGAGGTTAGTAATATGACGCTTGGCGCAGCCAGAGTAATATGGAGAATAAACGATCTTAGCCTATTTGTAGATGAAGTGGTTCGCGGGTATGTAACCATGGTCATCAAGGCAGAGCGTGGAGAGATGGGAAAAGCCCGTATCATCTCTACCATGGAGGAATACAGAAGACGATATGGAAAGAAAGTATCGTGGACGACTGATCCACTGGTAGTTGAAATGGCGCTGAGACAAGGCGCTAGACTTAATCTTATTAGAACTGCTCATTATATGGATCCTGCAGATCCTACTACAATAACTGCAACAAAATCTGAATTGACTCTTTATGATAGGGGAGACACTGCTAACGTAGCTGTTATAGAAAGTGAAGTGGGTCCTTTTGGATTTACTCAGAAATTATCAGGCAGATTCCTGGGAACAGAAGTAGGACCTTTTACTTTTGAAACAGGTGTTTCTGATAAACTTTCTTTTACAGTTAATGGTGGTACAGCGCAGGAGTTAACCCTTACTGGTACTCTTACTACGCAGGCAGTTGCAGATTATATTAATGCACATACAACTGGTATGACAGCTATGGCTGTATATGATGAAGGTAGTGGTCTATACGTACTTAAAGTTTTTGCTAACACTATTACTCATTCCTTAGGTGTAATTACTATTACGCATTCGGCTTATGAGCTTTTGGGCCTTCCTCTTACTACTACCACTGCTACGGCAGAAACAGGAACAGATAATGTAATTCTTACAGTAGATGGTGGGTCTCAGCAATCTCTAACGCTTCTTCCTATTGCTGGAGAAGAAGGGGAATTTACTCTTACTACGGGCCAAGTGGTTCAAAGAATGCAAGCCTTTGAGGACGTAGTAGTATACGCAAATGACAACAAAGTAAGAATAGAGACACTGTCTTCTGGAGCAGAAGCCACTCTCCAGTTTGTAACTAGTACAGGACTAACTGTTCTTGGTTTCGATACCGACGAAGTAGCTGGTACTGAAGAAGGATCAGTTCAGCCTACTCTTAAAATTATCGCTCTTAATGAGGGTGATTGGGGAGACGATCTTAAAGTTATAGTTACAAATTCTCTCTTGCACGAAGATCTATATTTTAACCTTAGAATTATAAATGATAGACAAGGCGATATGGAAGAATACTATGCCGATATGTCTATGGATTCTGATAGTGAACGCTATGTAGTGAATTTTCTTGCAGATCAATCCTTTCTAGTAGAGGTAGTGGATCTACATTCACCTACTGCCGATCCTCTTAATATGCCAGCTACAAATAGCACAGGCAGTTATCTACATGGCGGATCGAATGGTATAGACCAGCAGGGCGGTTATTTTGTAGGGAGTGAACTAGGGCCTTTTACCTTCGTTACTGGCACTGATGATAAGATGTCACTTCAGGTTGGATCAGACGTAGCTATGGATATAACTCTTTCAGGGTCTGCTAAAACTCTTGCAGAAGTAGTTATCCAACTTAATGATGCTCTTACAGGAGCAACTGCAACAGCATACAACAATAGACTTAGAATTGAGGCTAATGATGTAGCAGATAATTTGCATCTTCTTGCTGTTGATAAAGACTGTTATACAGTTCTTGGGCTTACTGCTGACACTTATCTAGCTAATGATGGATTCGATGATGCAGACTGGATAGGAGACGCAGCCGCGCAGACTGGTATTTACGCTGCAGATATGACGTATATGTCAATGGACCTTATGGTTCCTGGAACAATATCAGCCACAGTGTATAATGCTATGATTACCTATTGTGAGAATCGTGGTGATATGATGAGTTATGGTGCAACGCCTCCAGGTAATGATCCTGAGGATACAGTTGCATGGAGAATGGGAACTGGTAATTATACGCACCCGGCATTCAATAGTCACAGATTTTCTATGTGGTTCGGTAGACCATTGGTTTTCGATGATAGAGATTCTGCTAAAAGATATATCCCTAATCTAGGACATTTGGCTGCTTGTCTTTGTCGTACAGACAATGATTATGGATCACATTATGCTCCAGTAGGCCCGAGAAGAGGCGCTGTTCAGCTAGTTGAAGGCATTGACTTTAATATTCAGGACTACAGATCTACTGGTTATGCAGATCTTTTTGCTGAATATGGCATTAACTATTTGATGATATCAAAGATGCCTGGAATAGAAGGCGCAATGTTCTGGGAACAAAGGACCTCACAAAGAGCTCCTTCTGCTACTCGTGAACTAAACGTTATGAGGTTTATCACTGTAGTAAATAGAACTCTTATGCCTATATTAAGAACGTTCCTATTTGAACCTAACCATCCAGTTACGTGGAGGGAAATTCATAGGGTACTACAACCTGCATTTGATAGCTGGAAAAACAAATATGCCATCTATGACTACTGCCTACAGACAGATCGCGATGCTTTCTTCGATGGCGGAGAATTAAAGAATGCTGTTCTCAACAGCGGACTAGACATTGATCGCGGCTTGTATAGGTGTCGTGCGTTGATTCAGCCTACTAGGGCTATATACTACTTGGAGTTCGAGCTCGGTGTGATGCGGACGGGCGAGAGCTTTGAGAACTATAAGTCAATGAAATATCTTCCAGGTTGGATAAGATCATAACATTTCAATAGTTTAGACTATCCTCGTCCACGGGCTTTCACTTTTTTATAAAAGGTGAGAGCCTTTTTTTTTATTTTTCGAATTATTTACTTGACAAGCTTATTTTTTTGTGGTATATTAAAACCATGCTGCTCACAAAGCAGCTGGCCCCCAAACCCCCCTCGGGGCCGAGAGGTGTAGCTGTTCCGCCTCTTCAAATAATAGAACAGCACTCTTTTTAGAAGGGAACTGTATGGAAAAAATTCCAATTACGGATGTAGATGATGATCTTATAAAGAATAATTCTAAACAGCTTAGAGCTGTATTAGAGGATAGGCTTCTTACTTACTGGATTAATAAAGAATTATTTCAGGAAGATACTCTCATTATATCTGGTATTACTGGTATAGGGCCAAAAGAAGAGGGAGGGTCTCCTCAGCTGGTTATTAATTATCATGTGCTTTGTCATGAAGAGGACGGAGTTCATCGTTTTCTTTATTATACTACAGAGCACTCTCTTCATAGAAGTATATTAGCTAGGATTGATAAACAGCCTGATGATTATGATCCTAAAGAAGATGACATGCAGAATGAGTTCACTAACGGGAATATTGGTGAAGGAGAAGGGCGAAATTTTTCGCGCCATGAATTGAACGGTCCTGTTTTCTATGATGAGGTAGAATTTCAACCTATAGAAGTAATAGAGGATTGGTTTCTTAATTACAGAGTAGGGACTGCGGTAGAGGCGCTCTTTAAATATAATTATCTTGAAGATATTTCATATTTAGAACAAGCTATATGGATTCTACTTAGAGAACGAGAAAGTGCTATTCCAGGAAACTCAACACCAGCCTTTAGTCAATCAGAAGGAATTGGGAGTGAAGATTGTAGTTGATAAGAAAACTTTAGAAGATGTAGCACAGATGCTTATTAAATATGGAAGCGTTACAGATTCCTTGAGTAATCTTAAATCTTGCGGGGAGGGATTACAGGAGATTCTAGAGAGTGCCCTGGATTTTAATTCTGTACTGCTTACTGATTTTCTTGAAGTACAAGGAATGAAGCAAGCTATGCTAGAAATATTGGACATGCTTGTGTTTTACAATAATACCCCTACGATTATAGCAGCTAAGGCAGATGGATTAAGAGAAACTTTAATGAAGGAGAATAGAGAATGAGAAAGATTTTAGTGTTAGTAGTGTCCTTATTGATGTTTACCGTTTCATACGCGCAGGTGAAACCTCAAGGTGAAACTTTGAATTTTCCCGCTTTTAAATTTCCTAATAATTCCGCGTATCAAAGTAAGATTAGACGCGCGCAGGAACCTGAGAAGAAGGTATCAGTTAACAGGCTTCCTCAGCAGCGAGATTTCGCGCCTAGAAAACAAATAAGAAAAACGTATAGACCTCAGCAGGTTTATTACTATCAGAATTATTCACAGCCTGTGTATGACCCTTGTTCTTACAGCTACTGTCAGCAGCAATACCCATGGGTTAGTACTCCTCAACGTCAACTTCCTATATGCGTTTCTGCTGTGCAGCGAGTGTGCGTTTTTCCTTTCGATGTGCTCTCGCTGCTATTCGGGGGAGGAGACTGGTAATTAATTGCACCTAATTATCAAGTGTTACTTCAAGAAAAAAATGCAACCTTTTGATCTTTTTACTTGACATAGCTTATAGAGGGAAGTATACTGTATTTACCTTCCCTAGAAGGTTCATTTTTTTTTCTCCTTTCCTCGAAAAGGCTGCTGGGTTCTCCATCAGCCTTTTTTGTTAATAATAATCCCAAGGAGGATTTATGGGACTCTTTAATTTTTTTAGTATGAATAGTAGTCAGCAGTCAATGCAGGCGGAGATGAATCAGAATATGTTGAGTGCTCTTCAGGATCAACTATCAAAAACTACTTGACCTACAGCGCGCAATCAGTTGATTGCTCAAATAAACAACCTACAACAGCAGATGGCACAGAAGCCCCCTCAGGCGCAACCTCAGCCCCAAGTAGTAAATACTGCTCCTGTACAGGCATCAATTGCTCAGACACAGCCACAGGCATTTCAGACCCCTCCTGGTGGATTGTCCCAGCAACAGAAGATGACTCTGGATGATATGGCTAATGAAATAACTTCTATTAGAATTGCTTTGAGTAGTATGGAATTAGCTATTAAAAAATTGAAGCAATAATTTAATAAGGGAAAGAGAAATTAAAATGGAGAGAATGGATTTTTATATTTATGGCACAGGATCTACGCAGGGATTTGATGTCAATGGAACATGTGAATACTTTGATATTGATAGTGAGATGCGCGCCATAAGAAAGGAGTGGAAGCGTAATGAAGTGGTATCTATGTTCGCTCTTACTCCCGGTCGTAAAAAAATACCTAAAGACCTTATAAAATATTTTGAAGAAAAGCCCGAGCATTCAGGTAATCTCACTTTGCGTAAAATGCAATTTGAAGGAAACCCAATCTTCCCGGAAGATAATGTGGGCTTAAGGTATAATATTTCATTAGGTGAGTATATGTTTACTAAAAGTATGATGATTAGAATGCACTTATACAGTGAAGATGGGCAGGATTATATTGATATGGAATTTGCTCTTTCTTACGTCACATGGCGCGATAAAAAATAATTTGCAATCAATTGCAAAAAAAAGCTTGACTTTTATCTAAAGCTGTGGTAGACTAGGTTTAAATTAGTTCACTGGGTAAAGGCTGCGCTCATAACTAATTCTTCTATAGCATAAAATCTCCTTCGACTATTAACCCAGCAGCCATTCCTTTGAAATTACAGTTTGGCTATTGCTTGGCTAGAATCTTATGTATTTCATGTTGAAACTCCTTTTTTATTAATATAAAAAAAGCAGTAGCCACTTTATTCGACTTAGACGACCAAATTTCGCAAATATTTCATTTAACAAAAAGGAAATCCTTGGTCGTCGAGGAGAGCGCGCTTAAAACCCGCGCTCTTTTTTTATTTTATTTCCTAACTCTTCCAATAATTTCCTACCAAAAATCTAATCAATACAAACAATTAGCTTGCATTAAATAAACATATACATTTATAATATGTAATAATTATTGTTGGCGGAATTTTTACATCTCCGTCTAGATTTAAATTGTTAATTTAATTAGTAAATTAGTTTTTCATTGGAGAAGTGCACACTCCAAAATAATTGATAGGAGGTAGGAATATATGCCTACGACAGCTTGTGCGATACCGCGGTTAAAAGATTTTAAATATCGTGTTGAAATTAATGGACTCGAGGCAGCTCTTGTACAAGAGTTTGAGCCTGGAACAAGAACGCATGGGGTTACCGTTCATAATGGCGCGGGCCAGAACCACGTATGTAAGGAAGTCGGAATGATCGGTTTCTCTAACTGCGTTCTAAGGACTGTTGTTCCTGTAGATGGTGAAATGCGTAACTACTGGGAATTCTGGTTGGACCAAGCGCAGGATCCTACTACTGGTAACGGTGGAATGCCTGCCAAATATCAGAGGAACTTCAGCGTGTTCGAGCTAGCTCCTGACGGGTCACCTTCAAGAGTTTATGAATATTTTAAAGGGTTTCCTGTATCCTTCAAAGTCAACGCCAAGTCTTCTTTGGACGACAGTACCGATGTTTTAGAATTCGTTGAGATAGCTTACAATCGTCGTGAAATAAGAGTACTGTAAGGCTAAAATAAATAACGTCCGAGCAAAAAAAGCTTGACATAAGTTTGCAATTGATTGCAAATCCAGAGCGCTCCTAAATGGGCGCTCTTTCTTTTTGTTTTCATGTCGCACATGCATTTCATGTATCATCTCAACATTTTAGATGACATTCTATTTTTTTTACTTTACAATATAGTCTATCTCTGACGAGATATTCTAATTAAATTGTGGAGTAATTAAATCTAATGGAACTTATCACTACGGAAGTTACCACCCCTTTATCTGGTAAAATTTTCAAGATCAAAGAAGGAGATGGGTACACAGAACGGCTTTTGCTTAAGAAGGGCAAGAGGCTGCATCAGGTTATTCCTGATTACCTAGCTTCTCTTCTTGTTGAAATGGATGGTAATCCTTGCAAGACCTCGGATGTGCTTCAGTTTCTTGTACCTGATTATGAATTTCTGCTTATAGAAGCCTACAAAAATTCATTTGGAGATGATCTTACATTTGTCAATGTATGCTCTAATTGTGGGCAGATGAATAATCATACTGTTAATTTGTCTGAGCTTCCTATGATTGAGCTTTCAGAAAATTGTACAGGCGGGACTGATCCTATAATTGATCTGGTGTTGCCTAGAACTAAGTTGAGGGCGCGCGTTGGTTTTCTCACTGTGCAGAATGATATGATTCTTAACGAACAGATGAGCGGACAAGGTTCTGTAGATTTAAATCAGGGTGATTATCTTTCATTGCGCATGCTTGAAGGATGTGATCCAGTGTCTTATGAAGATGTAGTGAAGTTGCCCTTGATGGATCATAAAGCTATTAGAAAAGCACGTCGAGAGTTGATAGCCGGGTATGATCCTCTTGTATCTCTTGTCTGCGAATCCTGTGGAAACTATGACGTAACGAACATTCTTGGTTTGCGTGATTTTTTATTTCCGAGCGGCTAGGTCGGCAGTATATGCTCGGGTTAGCTGATAGAATATGTTTGGTTCCTAATGCTTATTTTAAAAATGAAAAAGAATTGATGGAAGAAGTTACAGTTATATCAACCCATACGGAAAATAATTCTATATCTGAAGTTATGTCCTGGCCCTCTCATTGGAGACGCATGCAATGGGACTTCTTGATAGAGCGTAAGAAGGAAAAGTAATAAATGGGCGAACATCATAGTAGAACTGAACCTGGTAAAAAAACCTCAAAAGAATCTTATGACATTGTAAAAGGTTATGATAAAACTACAGGGAGAGTAACCTATGGTAGGGAAGTAGCGGAATCGGGGTTAAGTTATCTTGAAGTACATCTTGGCTTAGGAGAGACAGCTTTAAGGACTATGGAGGGTAACGCCAAGGCTGATATTTTCTATGCTAGAAATACAGCATCCGGGCTTTTTAATACAGATCCAGGTAAGTCCCCTACACCAGCACTACATAAGATTATGGGAGTGAGCTCAAGTCAGCAGGCGGTAACAAGAGCAGAAACTAGCGTTAAAAATGTATTTGCAGCAAAAGAAGTTGGTTTTAGGGGGGGAAAAAATGTTTTAGACTTAAGTAACTTTGTGGACTTATTTGGGGGTAGAAGAGCTTCTTTAAGGTTAGAAGAAGGATTAGATGTTTTTGATAAAAGAAAAGCTAAAACAATTGAGGAGAGAGCTGCTGGTGCGTTTGATGGGAGAGGAAATAGGATAGCAACCCCAGCGCCTATAACGGGTGCAACCTCAGTAACGTCCCCTACAAACATATTATTTAATAAACAAAAGGCGGGACCGGGTGTAAGTTATGCCTCCAAAGTAGATAAAAAATGGGGAAATAAATACGGAACAGGCTCTTCCATTAAAAATGGAGATATACGTTTTGGTGATCCAGTCACTAGATTAAGAGAAGAGTATTTTAGTAAACAAGCGCTATCTGATGAGATTTGGAATAAGTGGCGTAGCAGGGGAGGGGCTACTTCTTTTTCTGATACAGAGTGGAATGGCAGGCTTAGGGGTAGGGATGCCGCTAGAGTGTATTTAGAGTCTAGCGGATTTAGAAGTAACGCATCCTTTCCTGAAGAACATCAATGGAGGAATAGACAAAGTCCATATTTCTCTGGGATTAATACTCCACAAAACGAATTCAATAAAGGGAGTAGAAGACCTAGGCTACATTCAGAATATTTAGGTAATGACTACGGGTCTGGGTTGTCTTTTAATAAAAATTTACCGGATGATTCTTCACAAAAAGCACAGTGGATTAAACCAGGAGGAGGAAGAACTAGTAATCTAACCAATTCAAATGCTTCTATGATGGGTATGTCTGGACTTACCATGACTAATGCTGGCCTAGGGGGAAGTAATCCCCTAGTAGCCCAGTCTCTTTACGCTCTGCAAAAGATTCTTTCTACTCCAGTACCTGCCGCTACAAACAATGCACTTAATAGTATAATGGGGGTAATAACAGGTGTTCATGGGGTACCTAAGGGTGGTCTTTCTCAGGGTGAGCTTAATTCAGCTTTTGGGGGGGGAAATTACTATAAACCTTATTCCTCTACAGGCTCAGACGGAACTAAGTATACGGGATGGGCGGAGCCGTGGGATGTAAAGAGACCTAATAAAGAATCTTCCCCGGGTTTCTTTAAAAGATTAAATAATGAACTTACGGGAAATATTCCAGTGCACCAGAAGTCAATGAGTGTGATAGATAGACTATTTGGCGGTGGTGGAGGAGGAGAAAGTGGAGGCGGAGGAAGGGGCGGATTACTGGGCCAAGCACTAACTCAATTTAGACATGCTGCCATATGGCAGATGTATACTCCTGTAATAGGTGCAGTAGGGTATGGAACATACAGAGCGTTAACAGGAGACCCGGCTACAGACAGAGCAGCTCATTCTATGATAGGAGTAGGGGCAACGCAGGAACAGAGGGCAGGTGCAAGGGAATGGGCATATGACAGAACAAGTGTGCAACCATATAGTACTACTACACAGTTTTTAAAGGGATATAAAGAGACAGCTAGTGGGTTGGGAATACCCCTAACAGATAAAAGTGCTCCTATGCTCCAAAGTGCGGCAGAGAAAGCTAGACTATTTTCTATGTTCTCTATGGAAGACCCTAATGTTGCCGCTAGAAGACTATCAAGAGCGACCTTGATGGAGTCTAAAGCCAGGGGGATAGATTCACCTGAAGGTAAGATGGAGATTTATAATAGGTTAGCCAATAATTTAGCTGGGTTATATGCAGAGAGTAGTACTAGAGGGCAAGAAACAGATGTAGCTATGCATTATATGGGACCAGCCGCTCTTGGTAAAATGAAGTGGGGATATGATGAAGCAGCCGCAGTAAACTCTCATTTTGTAGAGCAAGGTATAGCCGGATCTACCTCTGGTGTTTTTTTTAGAAACATGGCCTCTAATCCTAACGTTATGGCTGAGGCAGTAAAGGCCCGTATGTTTTGGGAAAAAGCGTATGAGAATAAAGCGGCAAGGGGAGGGAAGGAACTACAGAGGCAGGATTTGCCTCTATCTTATTTGAATAAAGCGGCGTGGACTACTAATGGGATGGAAAAGAATCCGGAAAAGGCCGCAAGGGTCAAAGAGATGCTTTATAGATCTAGTCAGGGACAGAAGATTTTAACTTCAGGAATACCCAATGATCAGCATAAATTTATGGGGCAAGCATCTCAAGATTGGCTTAGGTTACAAGAGGCAGGTATAAAGGGCTTAGCACCGCCACAATCTATGATGCCTATGGTAGAGATGATAGGTCAGCAAACTCCACAAGAGTATGCTGATACTATGACAGGAAATGTGAATAAAATTAAGCAAACTCCGCATCAGATGGAGCAGGCACGCACTGAAGATCATAGAATAGATACTGCTTCAGCTGGTGTTAGTGTAATGTCTAATCAATGGAGTAATTATTTTGGCTCCTCTTTTTTAGGGGGCATAGCAAAATGGTATGGTAAGAAATCAGTAGCTAGTCACTATGGCAGTAAATTTACAAATTTATTATCTGATCAAAATGTAAAATCTAGTGACATCATGAAGCTTGTGGATGAAGTGCAAATGCAAAGAAACGCTGGAGTTCTGAGCGACACTGATATAGCTGGGTATAAAGCAGATTTTAAAATGGCAGCTTATAGAAATGCTATGCACGCTAGAGCTACTGGAGGGTCCGCGCCCATAAAAGAAATTTATGATAAAATGCAGGAAGCTGGAATGACATCAGGTAGTTTTCTCCCAGTTTCTATGCAGAACGAAGGTCAGCAGCGTATTACTGAAGATCGCATGAAGGCGGAGAAGAAATCTATATCTGATATTATAAAAGAGGGTTTTCTGCAAGTACATATAGATCCTCAGCAGGTTACGGAATTGAGACAAGCACTAGGTGGAGCCGATCCTTATTCAGTGAAGGAACTTCCTGACGGGCAGTTGCAGATTCAACTTAAACCTCCTACACGTAAACCAGAAAGTCCTAATAATCCACCCCATAACGGTGTTAATAATACTACAGGGCTACCATATACATGGGGATATGGACAAGGAACTGGTGGAGGGTCTGGAACTAGTAGACCGCCGGTATCCGGAGGAGTTATTACACAGTAATGTATGATAGTGCAGACACAATATTCACAAGAGGTATGTTAATTCCATTAGACGGGGACGCTAGTGTAATTACTTTTCAGTGGAATCCTAATGCAATAATACAAGATAAAAAGATAAGATGGAATCACCTTAAAGTAGCAGGACGTGAGCAGCCATTTCAGCAGTATGGTTGTGGGGAAGCTAGGATATTTATATTTTCATTTACAATTTCTAGGTCAAACAATTCTCCTAATTTTGTGAAAATGGTGCAAGATCAGATATTAGAGTACACAAAACCCACTGCGGGTGGAACTGTTAAAAGGCCTCCATTAGCACAAGTAATTTTGGGTTCTTATCTAAATTTACAATGTATAGTGAGAGACATTAAGTTCCAACAGGTAGAATTCTTTGATCCAATTAACCTACTACCTACTTCTTGCGAAGCAGCTTTAGTAGTAGAAGAATATTTGCCGGACGAGTAACTATGGGATTTGATCCAGATTTTATAATAACTATTGCAGGTGAAGACGTAACCAAATATGTCTTTCATTGGAAATTGACAGACGATGAAAAGAAGTCTACTCTTGATGTATTTATCAGGAACCCAGATCAAAAATGGTCAAATAAATTTGATACTGGAAAATATGTAGAGATAATTTTTGGGTATGTGGGAAACATGGGGGAAAAAGTCAAGATGAAGATTAAGGTATTGGATGAATCTTATTCTGTGGACGCTAATCATGATTTTATACATGTCACTGGTGTGGATTGTCTAGACGATCTAGAAGGTAAAACTAAAAAATCAGGAGGAGCTAAAACAGAAGAAGCTACTGTAAATGGCTCCCAAAAGGCGCAGTAAATGGCTTTAGACAATGTAGAAGGTAAGACTAATAAAGAGATAATAGAAGAGTTGTTACAAGAGAGTGGGATAAAAGTAGAATTTGATGACAATCTACAAACAGCTAAAATGAAAAAGGGTTTTATTTTTACGAGAAACATGAGCCATGCTCATATTCTTGATGAGATGGTTAAGACCATGAGCGCTAAAGGATAATACATAATGGCAGAAGAAACTCCCTCCACTACTATGGCTGTTCTTGGGATAGGTGCAGGAAATAAGGGTAAATTCTTTACCGAAACTCCTGACTCCGCTGTAGCTAATAAATTAAAGAATGCAGCAGCTTCAGCACAGGCAGGTAAAGAGACTGCCTCTATGATGCTGAGAGGATATCCCTTATTAAAGGCAAAGGCTACAGTAGAGGTTACTGGAGTAGGAAAAGGAAGCGGTGTGTGGTACTGCAAAACTGTAATTCAGGAATGGAATGTGGAACACGGTTACACAACTAATGTATCTATGACTAAAGGTAGTGGAGGAGGAGGCGGAGGTGGAAACAATGATGCCCATGGGGGAGAATCTGTTAGAGGATCACAGGGAGGGTAAAAAATAATGGCAGACTCTACATCTACTAGTGACGCAGTTATAAATACTACTAATCCTAAGAGAGGACCAAACCATGCGTCTGCAGATATATATGCTTCTTCACCTACAGTTAAGGTAGGTCCAAGGAAACTGGATGCTGCTCCACAAGCTACGTTTCATTACGGTGACGGGAAATGGCTTATGGTATTTAAGTATACAAAAAATGATAAGGCTACAGGCAAGGGTGGAAAGCAGCAAGGGCAAGGAGTATCTACAGATTCTAAGGATAAAACAAACGAAGAAAGCAGTGAAGAAAAGAAATAGGAGAGAATAATAAATGAGTTATGATTGTTTTGACTATGATGCTAGTGATAGCTTATATTGCGGGCATTCGCCTACTTTTCAAAACACCATGGATATGTGTACTCCTTCATTAGGTATAGTTGTTGATACTGCACCTAAAAGTCCAACTGGAGAGTGTACCGTTAAGGCACCACTGTGGGGAAAAGAGGGTAATTACGTATCTTGTAATATGTATTCCGGTGGAAGCGTTTTAGGGTCCGGTGGTGGAAATACAGGCGATTGGGCTCCTTTTCAACCCGGACAGATTGTAAGAATAAGTTTTTTAGATGGGAACACAAATCAACCAGAAGCTTCTGTAGCAAGAGGTAAAATGTTTAAAACGGAGACCGCATAGAAAATGTCTGACTCAAGCGCACCCGATGAAATTAACAATATTTTTAAATCTGAAGGACCCGCTGGCCCCTCTAATGTACGTTTAGTTATGAATAACGATGGTTCCACTGTTGGTTTTTTTAATGGTAAAAAAAATAGGGTTAATATGTGGATGAATCCACAAGGAGCAGGTATAGGCATAATATGTCCTAATTCTGCAGGTCCTGGTGATGGAAAAAAAATGGCCCCTGGAAGAAGGTTTACTAAGAGCCACTTAGCAGGTAATGCTGATTCCAGCCAACCTACATTTATGAAGATAAGTAATCCCGATGGAACAGGGATGTCTTTTGATAGTGGAGGAGGGCGTAAAAGTACTATTCTTATAGCTACAGGAGATGGACAAAGCGGAATTCTTATTACTAAAGGATTTGTAGCTTTATTTGTAAATGGAACAGAATTAATTGTTCATGATGGTAAAGTTACTACTACATATCACTTAATACAAGAAACAAATAAAGGTGGCGGTAACGTATATATTAAGACTAATGGCGGAACTATCATGTCTACAGGAGCATAGGGGTAACAAAAATGGGATGCAGTCCGTCGGCAGGAGTTAGTGGGTGTTGTGGTGGAGGCCAGAAAGAAATTACTGGGCAGTGCTGTAAGTATCAATCAGAATGTAATGCATCGTGTCAGCAAGCAATGGCCCCTTTTACTAATCCATGCTCTTCTTGTGGGGGTTCTGGAACAGAAGGCGGTGGAAATTCAGGAGGAGGGGGAGGTGGTTCTGGAAGTAATGATTCCGCAGACGCTATAATATATGAGGCAGTACGTTATGAACTTTCTTTTGTGTATGACCCCGCTATTGTAGATTTCGCCTCTTCCTCTATAATTACAAACCCAAATGGAACTACATCAGTGGTGTCTTTTACTTCTACTGGTTTGTTTAGACTTAATAACACAGATATGACTTTAGTTACCAAACTCTTTATTAGTGAAACAGATAGTACAGGAGATGCAGTAGCTCCAGTTTTTGATGTATTAAATCCAGGGGACACACTAGTTTTTACGAAGAGGGACGATGAAGACGTTTTTATTTTTCTTAGGTATATCTCTCAAATAGATAATGGAAATAATAGAACAATTACCGTAGAGTTTATTTCTTATTCAGGAGCATTTGCTGAGGGTAACGTAGCTCTCATGGATTGCTCTAGGAATATTATTAAGATACCAGTAGGAGCTACAGTGGTGACCCCGTGCCCTGACTGCGGTGGGTCTGGGTTAGAAGGTGGAAGCGGACTAGAAGGTGTTATCCTAGCGGTATATAATGGATCTGCTGAATATGCTGGTGTTAGTAATATAGACATTTATGGCATTGTGCAGCCTTCGTAGTTTAGTAGTTAACTACAAAGCATATTAAAAAGGAAAATATATGAGTAGTACACGAGTGGCTCCCCATCTTGGAAAAGGTATAACTTTTCCCATACACATAAATAGAAACACAGGTGGACTACAAGTATCAGAGGGTTTTTACGATTCTGTATCAGTAGCTGTTGCATATATTCAGGAAAAATGGAACCTACAACATACTGGTAATTTGGAAGAAACTACAAATCATGTAGCCGAGTCTATATATAATATTCTTCTTACACGAGAAAAAGAGTGGACACATCTTCCATGGTATGGATCACGTACTGCTCTTGCTTTATTTGAGCCTAATACAGCTGAATTTCGCTTGCTTTTTAGTACTTACTTAAAGTTTTCTACGGAGCGCTGGGACAAGAGAGTAAGATACCCTATCGATGGGGTGCAGTGGTATGACACAGGAATACAGACGGATAGAGGCGAGTTGCCATTAGTTGCCTCTGTTGAATATCAAACTCAGCAACATCCTAAGAATTTAGTACTCCCGTTTGTAACTGTTCGTCAGGTTAGAGTTCAGGAATATCCCGCTAGTGTTGTGGATGATAATGGGCATGATCTAATTAGTCGTTACTACAGAAGAACCGCTTACTATCAAGATGACTTTAAATATATACGACTTATTAGAAATATAGATATGTATCCTGCTCCAGATGATATTTTTTATATGATAAAACCCGCTGATACTTGGATGCTCATAACTTATGCGTTACTTGGAGAAGTTAGATATTGGTTTTATCCCTATTTATGTTATATTCAAGATAAAGCTAAACTAGGCGGGACTAGAGATATATTAAATCCTGATATCTTACCAGAGCCTGGAACCTTGCTTAGAATTCCTTCAAAAGAACGTATCCTTCTTATTAATTCTCGGAGATAATAAATGCCTGTAATTACAACTAACTTTACTGCACGAGACTACACAGCAATTTTTGAATGGCTTTTAACTATTCTCAGAGAAGAATGTCCTGAGCTAACTGATTATAATTACTCAGATCCCGGGCAGGCGTTAATTCGTCTTTTCTCTCGTGTTTCTGATAGTCTCTCGTTGTATATAGACGAAGCTTTTGCGGAGTCTTTTATTCATTCTGCAAAATTTAAACAGTCGCTTATAGACATTGCTAGATCTCTAGACTTAATGCCTAAGCTGCCTAATTCTGCAGTTACTACTATGGGACTTACTAGAGTAAGTGAATTTATTGGTAATGTAGGTGATACTGGAGTTATATACCTACCCCAATATACAACAGTTTCTAAGGATAATGGTATTTCTTATTTATTAAATGAAGCTGTGACGATGCAAGTTGCGGACACATATGAAGAAGTGATGGTTAGTCAGGGAGTGAGGGTTTCGGAAACGTTGACGAGTGCTAATTTTACACAGGACAGGAACACCGGGAGATGGTTTTATAATATGGGTGTAGGGGTAGCGGCGGGCTCTGTTTCTTTTGTGGAAAATTCTGTAATAATCTGGGAGGAACAGGAAAGTTTTTGGCGCTCTTTTCCAACAGACGATCATTTCGTTTTAGAGGTCTATGCTGATCTTTATAACGGAATAGCGGATACTATATTTTTTAGTGTTGGTAACGGTGTTCAAGGAAAGGCGCTTTCTTCTGGATCAACCTACACTCTTAGTTATATAAAATGTGATGGGGCGGCAGGTAATACGGGCGCTGGAACTATAAATACTATAGATATAGATAATAATAACGTAATGCTAACTGTTACCAATGTTGCGTCAGCTACTGGTGGGGCTGGGGTAGAACTATTAGAGGATTACAGGATTAGAATCCCTAAAGTTGTTAGAACTCAAAGAAGAGCGGTAACTAAGGAAGATTATGAAGCGTTGATCCTAAGCGTTCCTGGAGTTAAAAGAGCGCAGGGTATAGATAGAAATGATGTAGATTATGAGTTTCCCTGGGAATATGTTGTGGTGTATATATCGGCTGAAGGTGGTGGAGACATGTCTAGCACTCTATATAACTCTGTAATGGATGTATGTAGGGAAAGAGGCGCACTTGGGGGTTGGTATAAAAGGTACTTACTTTATAATGCAATTGAATATCCTATAGATGTTACTGCTACAATTGGGGTACAATATGGATATAATCCATCATCTGTAATTTCTTCTGTAACTACCGCAACTAATTTGTTTTTTCATGTTGACAACAGGGACATAGCTGAAGTATTCTATATCGGTGATCTGCACACTGTTTTAATGGCAGTACCCGGTGTTTCCTGGGTGGAATTTACAGATGACGTAATTAATACAGACCCAGGAAATGGAAATATTATTACATTAGGATCTTTAACTATAATAGTTTCTGAGTAAATTTGCAATTGATTGCAAATCTAAGGACACAATTTGGCAGAGCCCCTATTTAAAAAATTACCTGATATCTGGAAAGACTTAGATTTTAAGGTAAGTGATGTCATATTAAATGACGAGTGCCAAGCTTGTGGCTATTCTATAGAAGAAGATTATTTTAGTACAAGGTGTCCCCAATGTGGTAAGCTTATTGGGGGGAGCGGGTTTTTAGAACGCTTTTTGCATGTACCTGATGCGGGTGTTAGAAAGATAGAGGACTTAGTAGCAGAGCTTTTACGGGCTCATAATATAGAAAAAATACGTGAGCGTTTTGTTCCTATTTTAGATGCTCATACTGGACACAGATGGAAGGATACTAAGTCTTATCAGTGGAATAGAAATAGATCAGAAGTATCAATAACAAGGGCTTCTTATAAAGGAAGTAGGTTATGTATTGAGGATTTAGCTAAAGAGCACGGATCTTCTTTTTGTACAATTGTTGATATGTCATCTAAGGTTCTTGTAGAAAGTAAACAAGGAACTTATGGCGCAGATGATAGCTGGTATTTTGATAGTGATTATTATCATCCCGGTGTTTATGTTGTTTTTATGTCAGAGGACATAAACATAGCAGACTTTGAAGAAGATTTTCAATATGTTAGACCCGCTGGAACAAAATGGATAATTAAATTATCTGTTGCTGATTTTCATACTGCTATAGATGTTTATGGGCACGGGGATACGGTAGCATTAATCGGTGCTACTTACGATTATAGCTATAAAGAATTTTACGATCATATACCCCAGGTTGCATGGGATCAGCTCCCAATTGATACTAGATGGGACACACTTTCTGATTCTCATCCTCATATCTTTGGGCAGTCTACATATGATTATGCAGGACAGCTTCCTGTAGAAGATAAGGTATATCCGCTTACTTGGCCCGGGCTAAACACAGGAGTATCTAGTAGATATGGAAATAGTCTATATAACTATATACAACAGAAGTCTGTACAACCTACATTACAATTAGATTATAATTTTTCAGTAACTGTTACTGGTTTATTAGAAGAGAACTCCCTAACTTTTAGTGAAGGTGAAGAGGGCCTAGTAATAGGTGAGTATATACCGCTAGTTTTAAATTCTAGGCAACCACTAGCCGATCCTACAGTATTTCCTGTAAGCTGGATTACACTTAATAATGCAGAATATAATCTTTTTGGTAGTAGTTTCTATAGTTTTCTTCCTCAGGCTGGGCCAGAACCTACAGTTATAGCAACGTGGTGGGATAGGTGGGAGTCATTATCTGAGCATACACCTCAATTATACGGACAGGAGTTTTATACATATGGTCTTCAATTACCAGTTGATGTTAAGGAATATATGGTAGTGTGGGCTAATTTAGATGGTATAGAACTAGATTTAGATTTGGATAGCTTTTATAACTACATTCCTCAGTGGTCTGTAGAACCTTATATAATGGAGACATAAATATGACCGCATTTGCTGGAGCCTCGTATGGCTTACGGAGTTTAATTAATTTAGAGCTAAAAAATAATCATGTTTTTTGGATTGTTGTGGGCCAGACAGGAGATTGGGATGCGGAGCCTACTCCTGATGCTTTTGTACCGGGGGATACTACTATTGAGAACCCTGTGGTAGCAATTAAGCCAGTGGTTATTACTCTTACTAGGGAGGTCTCTCAAGCTGATTACAATAATATAGCCGAGGGACACAGAGTTACTGTAGCAATAGAAGGTGTTGTGCACTATTTTGCTTATGTAGAAGATGAGAATTATTTATCTGAATACGGAAGATTTCTTTATATGCACGCTGTATATTCTACTCCACTGGGAATGCCCTCTCCTAGCACTGGTACATACAGGCAGTATTCTGTGTTTGTAGATTTGGTTCCAGCTGCCGGATATGAAGAGGCAGAATGGTTAGACCCAGCTAATGTTGAAGATTATGGTACTTTGATTTATAGTAACAAGAGAGCGTCTTTGGCTGTTTCTGAATCAGGTCCTATAGTGGTGTTGCCAGCATTACTAGAGCTAAGATAATTAATTTAATTAATGCAACTAATACAATAATATATAGGAGAGTCTACCCATGGCAAATACATTAGCCGATTATTTTCATGATTACAAAGTTAGGGTTTTTGATAACCTTCCTGCTCCAGTTTTATCAGCCGTTCCTGAAGGTACTTTAGGGACTACAATGTATGAATACAAAGCTACCTTTGAAACACTAGTTGGAGAAAGTCTACCATCTAGTGTTGTTCAAGTAACTACTGGAAATGCTACACTTAATGGTACAAATAAAAACGGGCTAAGTGTATTAGAGATTCCTAGCGCTGTTACTAAAGTTAGATATTGGAAAAATTCTTGGACATACTACACTCAGTCTATAAGAGAGAATTCTACTTCTTATACTTCTGGACAGCATATGGTACTAGAAGAAGATAGTTTAATTAGATATAGATGTACCACTACTGGAACAACAGCTTCCTCTATTCCCGCATCATGGCCTACTACTTTAGGTGATACTAAGATAGATGGTGGGGCAGAATGGACAGTAGTAACTAATAAGAATGATTCTTGGGCGTTACTTGGAGAAGTAGATCCTGATCCAGGGCAGCTTTATGATATAGGGCAGTCTGTTACAGAAGCAACTGTTCCGACTACCGACACTTCTGGAAGACCAGGAGTTATTGCTATTCTCCCTAAGCCAGGAACGATAATTCAGAGAGCGGAACGTATTGATTTTATGTCCTTATTTTCTCAAGCCCTCCAGGATGGTTTCGACCTTATTCATAAGCCAGGAAGCGTTATTTCTGGATGTGCAGAGCAGTTTGTGAGTGGGACCACATGGAATTTTACCGCCGGTGTAATGTATTTCTTGGGTAGATTTATAGATGTTCCCGCAGGTCAGGTAATTCTTACTGGTACAGGAACGGAAAAAGTTGGAGTGGTTATAACTCCCCTGTATGAAACATCTGATGATGATACTGCATGGAGGTGCCAGACAGATGAGGGTGTACCTGCGGAATTTGCTGGAACCGGCCCAGACGCAATGTACTTTGAATTCTCATGGGTCAAAGATACAGAGGGTCAGATTAATATTAGAGAGTTTATTGATAATGTTCCTCAGCATATAGTGATATTACCTGATTATACTGTGACAGAAAGGAAAATTGCTCAGGCAGTATATGATGTCTCTGGCTCCTTCGTGGTGGATAACTTCCCGTTGGAAGTTGTTGAGCATGTATCTAATGCTGCTAAATGTACATTAAAGATTAATCCAGGAAAAGCATACCCTAACGGTTTTAGAACTATTACGGAAGCCACACAAACTATAGATTTTGATAGAACACGAGAAGTATCTTCTGCAAATAACTCAGGACTAGATCCTTTCTCAATCATTGGTGGAAGTGTTACGACTACTAATGAAGAGAATTTTGCTTTTGGTGCAGGTAATAAATATGTAAAACTGCAGGTGGGGAGCGGGGCGGAACATACAGTAACCTTAACTGGAACGTTGTCTGCTACTGAGGTAAAAACAGCTATAGAGGCAACTCTTAATGCTGTTCCAACTGATCCTGCTTACGACTTGGTTACGTGTTCAGTAGCTAGTGGATATCTAAATATTAGAGCTATTAATGGTAAGAGTCTTTCAGTATTAGCAGTAGCTGATGACGCTTATACAGTATTGGGACTTACCGTAGGTGTACATACACCTATAGGAACACGTATATACGAAATAAATGATGATTACATCGCTACTGTCTCTGATCTTAATTATAAAACTGAATTAGTGGAAGCAAGAACACATAATATTAATACTCATATTGATGCTCTTGTTAATACAGGTGTTGTATCAATACTAGGAGCAAGTGATACACTTGTGGATGCACATGATCACAATTGGGATTATGCAGAAGGTGTAGACTTTGCTAAAAGCGGTAATAGCATATCTTTTTCTGGTTTAGGTGGAGCAGAGCCAGCAGGTGGAGCCACTTATTATGTATGCTATGAGTATAACAAGAATGCTGTAAAAGGTGTAAGAACCCTAGTTCATGTAGTAGATGCAAAAGTTGTTAAGGGTGCAGAGGACGGCTCGGATGCTCTTACTCTTACAGATGCTACCTCTATAACTAAAGTGATTGATGGTACCGCAGTAGCAGGGCTAACAGATATAAAGGATGTAGTAGAACTGGTAAAAGTAAATGCTACTGCAGGACAGTCTGCTACTCAGTATACAACCCCGGTTCTTGTTAAGAATTCTACGGGGCTAGAGCACGCTACTTCAGAAATAAGTTGGGCCACAGGTGGAACGCAGGGACAGACAGGTACAGGACAGCCTACTACTGGAGCTACTTATTTTGTTAGTTTCTACATGTGGGCGCATACCACAGAAGGTAATTATGTAAGTGCCGATTCGTATGATATGTACGAGTATATTGAAAGTTTTGGAACTCTTAATCTCAGAGATTGTATAGATTTTAGAACAACCACAGGTATTCTTCCAGTTCATGGTGAAGATGCCGGATTAGATTATACATATTATCTTGCTCGCATTGATAAATTGGTTATGTTTGATACAGGCCAATTTAGTCTAGTAAGGGGAGCTCCTGCTCTTAACCCCCCGGTACCTAATACACAAACAGGAACATTAGAAATAGCTATCATAAGAATAGCTCCTTATTGTTACACCACTAGAGATGCTCAGATTGTATCATTACAGCCTATGCGTACTACTCAGATTGGTATACAACAGTTAAAGGAAGATATTGAAGTTTTAAAGTATACAACTGCGGTTAACAACCTGGAAAAAGAAATTGCTAACCATCCGGCATCTGATGACGCAGTAGGTATTTTTACTGATGCTCTTACAGGGTTTGGTCGTATGGATTTGCAGTTTGATAAAAATTCTGTAACACACACTGCAGCGTTGGATAGGAGTGCTCAGTGCTTATTGTTACCGGTTACAGATCAGGTGGAGCAGATAACTGTTAGTTCAACTGATTCTACAAATATAATTAGAAGAGGTAATACTCTAACTTTATCTTATACTCCAGAGGTTTTTGATTATCAGCCTTATGCAACTTCTACGGTTAACTGTGCGACTGATTTTACGTATGAAAACTATGTTGGTCTTATGAAAATAGATCCAGCAGTAGATCTTTATTTAGATGTAAATCAATTACCCCAATTGAACGCAGATTTTGATAATAACCTTAGCCCATTGCTGGATTTTGTTAATCCTATAATGGCTAATAATATTACTTATGGTAACTGGAATTATCTTAATCAGGCTTGGTATGCTGGAGGGGGACACGGCTGGAACGCCTTTGGGTATTTGTACGGAAGAACCGCCTCTAATCAACAACTTGTTCCAGGGTCTATAACTAGAGATTTGGGAGACAGAGTTGTTGATATGACTCTTATTCCAATGATGAGAACTGTAGATGATGCTGGAGACCCTATAGTTATTAAGGTAGATGTTAGTAATCTTTTACCTAATCAGGATCATGCTTGCACCATAAATGGAGTAGTTGTTAATTTTGTTTATGATAATACACCAACTACACCAAGGGGTGAAGCAGGAACTCATACTTATCAGTCTAAGACAACAGTGCAGTCTGATAATAGCGGTAGATTGACTGGATATTTTGAAATGCCAGCTGGCGTACCGAGAGGAAGCGTTCCTATAACGGTATTTCATTACTCTAGTCCTATCACTTCAACAGCAACTACAACCTTCTATGGATCTGGTTTTATGCAGAATACTCAGCAGACTACCATAGGAATGAATACTCCTGAGATTAGGACTAATACGTGGGATGAGCAGACAGCTTTTTATCATTATAATTATTGGGCAGATCCTTTAGCTCAGTCCTTTATGGTAAAAGATAGTATAAAATATATTTCAGAAGTGGGGTTATTTTTTAGAACTAAGCATGCAACACTTCCTATTTCTGTTCAGATTAGGAACATGATAAATGGTTTTCCTGGCCCAGAAGTTTTAGCTTCCTCTACGGTGGAAGCGGCGGATGTTGTAATTTCTGAGGATGCCTCCGCTGAGACTATTTTTGAATTTGAGCACGTTTTAGGCTTTAGGCCGGATAACGAATATTGTATAGTAGTAATGCCTAGCTTAGCTAACACAGGGTATGAAATGTGGACCGCTAAAGTTGGAGAGGCTGATATAAATTCTGGTATAGTAGTTCCAACACAGACACACGATGGGGTACTATTTCATAGTCCAAATAATAGAACATGGGAAGCATACACAAAACAAGACGCTAAGATTAATATTTACAAATCTATATTTGAAAATGATTGTCAAATTGTATTTGATAAATTAACCGGTATAGAGGCGTGTATTCTTGTTGCACAGGTTGAAGAGTTTTGCGCCCCTGGGACTAGTGTGGTCTGGGCTTACTCACTAAATGATGGAGCTAGCTGGATTCCTTTTAAACCTACTATTGATACGATACTAGAGGAAACAATTACTAGTATAAGCCTAAGAGTAGATGTTACGTCTTTAGGTGGATCTTATCAGATGGTAGAGAAGGTAGCTGGTATTATTTTCTTGTTACACCAGACTACAGGAACCGCTATTTTTCAGAATCAGATGTTTGCTGACGATTTAAATTATCCTAATAAAGTCACTTGTTTTATGGATCTAGATACAGATGGCGTTAATGGCCTAGGGGAAAGAACTATAACTCCTTATTATTCTACGGATGATGGAGAGACCTGGGTGGAGTTAGGAGTAGATCCTACTTATACAATAATAGCACAGGACGATCCTTATTGGAGATATAAGTTTGTTACTCCAGGTGAGGCTACGTTGACTACAGCCTCTAATGCGTCTCCTATTGTAGTAACTTCTGCAGGACACGGATTTAAAGACAATGCAATAGTTACTATTGAAAGTGTTAGCACTAATACTGCGGCCAACGGGGATTGGATGGTTAAGAACGCTACTCTTAATACCTTTGAGCTATATGATGAAACTACTGGACTAATTGCTAGCACAGGAAACGGAGCTGGTACTGGTGGTACTTGTGTACTAAAAGAGTTTGATGACATGAGACCTAGAATAGATCTAATAACAACAAATCAGGCTAGAACCCCAAAGGTTCAGAAAATAAGCTTTATTTGTGGAAGGGTTGAATACTAATGGCAAATATTAATCCATTTGATACTGCTCCTTCTGGTTACCAACGAGGAAAAAGGGGCTGGATAGTTCCGGCCCAGACCCCCCAAGCTGCGGTAGCTAAAAGAGTGCAGAAAGAAAACAAAGAACTAAAAGAAACCTTAGCTCTTTTGATGGAAAAAGTGGACGCTTTATCTTCTCCATCAGAAGGAAAAAAGAAGAAACAGTCTTAATTTATTTTGGGAGATTCCCACAGGAGTATTAGATGGCAGCCTCTATGATTGATTTTCTTAATGATTATGATGTCAGGGTGACTGATTTATTAGATCCCCCAGTTATGGAGGCTGTAGTTATAGGAGCGGTAGGAACTACTACCTATACCTATAAGGCTACCTTTGTAACAGCGGTGGGGCAAAGTTTATTGTCCTCCGCTGTTTCTGTTACTAACGGAAACGCAAATCTTAATGGTTTTTATAAAAACAAATTAAGTGTTTTAAATATACCTCCAAGTGTTAAGTATATTAGATTTTGGAAATTAGTAGGGTCTACGTGGACTAGGCTAGGTGACGTTATTCCTTCAATAGGATATATCTATGATACTGGACAAGCGACATCTATATCTACTCTACCTACAATTAATACTTCCGGTAGACCAGACGTTATAGCTATAGGATTAAAGCCAGGACAACTAAAACAGCGTATAACTGATATGGATGTTCAGGCTATGGAATTTCGTAAGAACCAAGATCTCTGGGATACGGTATTTAGAGACGGGGATATAAAGAAGGGATGTAAAGAAAATCAAATAACAGGTCCCTTGAGAGTTAATTCTACTGCTTATGCAGTGGGAGATGTGGTTATAGTTGACACTGATATCCAGTATAGGTATCGTTGTACCGTAGCCGGAACTTCTAATTCTACTTTACCTACAGGCTGGCCTACTATAATAGATTCTACCTTCGTAGATGGTACGGTTACTTGGACCCCTATATGTGAATGGACTTTCTCTGAAGGTCAGATGTATTTATTTGGGGTTATGATTACTGTTCCAGAAGGAACAGTTTCTCTACTCGGTGACGGTACCGAAGTAGTAGGAGTATCAGTAGAAAGATTAGTATCTACTGCAGATGATGATGTAATACAGAGGGCAGGTTTCGATGAAAGGGTACCACCAGAGGCTGCAAACACTGGACCAGATTGGATTTATCTTCAGGTATCTTGGGGCGTAGATGTTGCAGGCCAGATCCCAGTAAAAGAATTTGTAAATGGTGTGCCTAAGTTAGTTACTGTTCTTGTAGAAAGGTCTAAATTAGAAGTAGATTTAGCTAGGAGACAGACTGATCATGCTGGAAGTTTTGTAGTTAGAAATTTTCCTCTTCAAGTTGTAGAGCACCCTGATGTTGAGAGTAAACTTGTTCTAAACGTGGGCTCAGGTAAAGCTTACCCTAATGGATTTGAGATAGAAACTTACGCTATACAAGAATTACCTTTTAATAAAGCTAGAGATACAAAATCTGAGAATAATTCTGGGTTAGACCCTTTTAGTATTCCGGGCGGATCCGCTACAACTATTAATGATGAGACGTTTGATGTTGACGGTCTTTCAATAAAACTAAGTGTAGGTAGTGGTAATCCGCATACTGTTACGTTTACTGGAGACGGCAAGACAGCCTCTCAGCTTATTACTATAATTGAGAACGCTGTTAATACTTATTCATCTGACCCTGATTACGATTTAGTTACTTGTTCAGCAGCTGATGGTTATTTACAAATAAGAGCAATTTCTGGTAAGTCTCTAACATTACACACAGTAACTGACGATGCCTATACAGTTCTAGGGCTTACAGTTGGTACTTACCTTGCCAGTGGTACCAGAATATATCCTATTAATAATAATTATATAAAAACTGTAACTGACTTAAATTATAAGACAGAAGTTGTAGAGCAAGTAACACACAACGGGAATACACACATAGATCTTTTAGCTAATTCCGGGGTGGTTTACATTGTAGGGGCATCTATTACAGAAATGGATGCACACGACCATAAGTGGGACTACGAGCTAGCAACAGATTTTACTAGGGCAGGTAATACTATTTCATTTGAAGGAATGGGGGGTAGCGAGCCGGTAGCCGGTGCCACTTATTATGTATGTTATCAGTATAATAGGAATGCAATAAAAGGAACTAGACAACTTATACAAGTCATAGACGCTTATGTGCAAAAGGGTAATGAATATGGTTCAGACCAAATAGTATACACTAGCGCAACAAGTGTTACACGGGTGTATGACGGTACTCCAGTAACAGGAATGTCTGGAGTGGCTAAAGACGTAGTTGAGCTATTAAGAGTTAATGCTACCGCAGGTCAGTCTCAAACACAGTATCCAGACGCTTCATTATCTAAAAATTCAACAGGAATAGCACATAATACTTCAACTATAGAGTGGTCAGAAGCAGGGTCTGCTATTAGTGGCGGGCAGCCCGCATTTCATTCTTACTATTATGTATCTTTTACGGCGTGGAGACATGTATTGGAGGGAGACTACGTAGCTGCAGATTCTTATGATTTATATGATAATATTGAATATTTTAGCACGCTATATCTTAGAGACTGTATAGATTTTAGAACAACTTCTCTTTTAGTCCCAGTCCCAGACGAAGACACATCTTTAGATTATGAGTATTATCTAGCACGTGTTGATAAATTGGTACTCAGTGATGCAGGTAACTTTAGTTTAATAACAGGCGCTCCTGCTCTTCTTGCCCCAGTACCTCAGGACCAGACTAATCTTTTAACCATTGCAATTATGAGGGTATCGCCCTATACATACTCAACTTCTGATTGTCTTATAACCTCAACTGAACCTTTAAGAATAACTCAAAAAGGTATAAAAGAATTAAGAGATAGGATAGAAAGATTAGAATACTGGAAGTCGATAAATGATTTAGAGAAAGAGGTGGCTAATACTTCTGCTGGAGCAGATAGTCAGGGAATGTTTACTGATGCTTTAACTGGTTATGGGAGGATGGATTTACAGTTTAATAGGGGCGGTATTTATCATACCGCGGCTTTGGATAGATATATTAGATGTTTATCTTTGCCTACGTATGCTCCTGCTGATGCAAGAAATTTGGTTATAGATGATGCTGAATCTACGAATTTTATTCGTAGAGGAAATATGTTAACTTTAGCTTATACGCCAGAAGTATTCGATTCACAACCTTATGCTACAGTTACTATAAATGCAGCAGTTGATTTTTCTTATGATGGTAGTAGCGGAGCTTCTTATGTAGGCTCAATGCAGATATCCCCTGCTGTTGATTTTTATGTAGATTCTAATCAGCTTCCGGCCCTTAATGTTGATTTTGATAATAATTTAGCTCCTATTTTAGATGCTTTAAATCCTATATTAGCGGAACGAATAAATTATGGATCATGGAGAGTAGTAGGACAAACTTATTTAGGTAATCCTTATTATGGTACCCACTTTTTTAGGCAGGAGGAGGAGAGAACTTTAACTTCTCAGCAATTACTTCCTGGGTCTATTACGCAAGATATGGGAAATAGAGTAGTTGATATGTCTCTAATTTCCATGATGAGGACTAAGGATGAGGATGGAGATCCTCTTATTATTTCGTTTTCTGTTACTGGGCTTATGCCTAATCAAGAACATGCTGTATCTATAAATGGAGTAATAGTTAATGCAAGCCTTAATACTTCTATTACTAATGTGAGAGGTACTGTAGGTACGCACACATATCAAGGTAAAACATTACTGAAAGCAGATAACGCAGGCAGGTTAACAGGTAAATTTGAGATGCCTACGGGTATACCCTCAGGCTCTGTACCTATAAAAGTATTTTATTATTTAGCTCCTGATATATCCTCAGCTATTACTATGTATTATGGTGCAGGGTTTATGCAAAATACACAACAGACCATTTTAGGTATGGCCTCTCCTGAATTACGGTGTAATAGCAGAACTGAACATATGGCATTAGCTGACGAGAGAGTATGGTCTTTCTTTGTTGATCCTATAGCTCAAACATTTATGGTAAGAGATGATATAAAATATATTTCAGAAGTGGGGTTATTCTTTAATAAGAAGCATGCTACCCTGCCCATCACAGTACAAATTAGGGACGTTCTTACTAATAGCATTCCAGGTAATACTGTGTTTTCCTCCTGTACATTGTATCCGGAAGATGTAAATATTTCTTCAGATGCCTCAGTTGAAACAATTTTTGAGTTTGAACACATTATAGGGTATAAGCCAGGGGTAGAATATTGTGTAGTGGTTATGCCCGCGCAGTCTAATACAGACTATGAATTATGGACAGCCAGGGTGGGTGAGATAGACGTATTGTCTAGGACTTTTATTAATACTCAGGTCCATGACGGGGTTCTTTTCCATAGTCCAAATGCAAGAACATGGGAGGCTTTAACCAAACAAGATCTAAAGATTAATATTTACAAATCAAATTTTGAGAATGACTGTCAAATTGTATTTTCTCATATATCAGGCTTACAAGCAAGTCTTATTGCTACAGCAGTTACAGATTTTGCGGCACCTGGAACCAACACAACATGGTCTTATAGTTTAAACGGAGAAGTATGGATTCCCTTTAGACCAGATGTAGATTTAGTGCTTGAGGATATTATTACTGATATAGATTTACGTATTGATGTTACTTCATTAGGTGGATCTTATCAGATGGTGGAGCAGATAGCGGGTATAATATTTTTGCTGCACGAGCCGTTTGCCTACGCAATATTCCAGGATCAATATTTTACTAACGATCTAGAATATCCTAATAAAGTAACATGCTACATGGATCTAGATATAGACAGTACTAATGGAGGCAGTGGAAGAAGCGTTACTCCTAAATATAGTACAGATGATGGATTAAGTTGGGTAGAATTAACTCCTACTTCATCTTATACTCCTATAGCGCAATTAGATCCTTATTATAAATATGAGTTTACAACTCCTCAGCAAGCCACAATAGCAACAGCAAGTGACACATCTCCTATTGTTATAGGGAGTGTAAGTCACGGATTTCAAAACAACGCTATAGTGGACATAGCAAGTGTTACTACAAATACAGCAGCTAATGGTAAATGGCGTGTTATGAATAAAACTGATGATACTTTTGAGCTGTATGACGCGGCTACTGGCTTAATAGCTAGTACTGGAAATGGGGCAGGTACAGGCGGTACTGTAGATATGGCTGAGTTTTATCAGATGAGACCTATGATATATCTAGAAACAGATCACCAAGCTAAGACACCCAGAATACAAAATATTTCTTTTATTTGTTCGAGGCAAAGTTAAATGAAAGATAATTTATATGATACTCCTCCCCCGGGGTATACACGAGTGGGCACAAAAAAGGGGTGGGCAGTTCCAGCTAAGACCCCACAAAGCGGTAAACTTGCTAAGATAAAACAAGAAAATGAAGAGCTAAAACATAGGCTAACACAATTAGAGGAACTTGTAAAAAATATTATTAAGTAGAAAGGAAATAAGTAATGGCTAGCTTTGCGTCTGGCATAGCCCCAGGAGGTGGGGGAGGTGGGATGATTACTAGAGGGTGCACTAAAGCGGGTGCTATTGCTTTAGATATGACCGTACTAGACCCCGCTCGTATTCCAGTACCCCCTGTACCACGATGCTGGATAATTACAGGAGTCAAGGTTCCTATAGGACGTAGTTTTGCCAGTGTTCAGTCTGGCTTTGAAATAGTAAATTTTAATTTTCATACATATGGAACACAAAGAAGTCTTCCTACTAATACAGGAATCAAGGGACCTATATCAGTATAACTAAAAAATAAATAAGGGCGTAATAGTATAAATGGGTAAATATGCAAGTGGGGACGGTTCAGCTTTTGCTGCCTTAGGGCCTATAGGTTGTGACAGACTTCCAGGTATGTATGCAAATGATATAGTAGGAAAAGGATGCTGGGCCGTAACAGGAAAGACTATTCCTATAGGTAGCAGTTACGCTAGTATACAAGCAGGTTTTGAGTTAATAAACTTTAATTTTAGAGTGGATGGAACCGCAGGGGCGGTTCCTACACAGATATCACTTCCAGGGGAGTTTGCTTAATGTCAGGAAAATATTATCCAGGGGGAAAGGCTAGCGTTAGCTTTGGTCCGGGAGTTGCTGCTTGTCCTAAAGAGCAAGCAACTGCTTTTGATATGATAGATCCAGCGTGCTGGAAAGTATTTGGGGCTGGTATAGTAATAGCTGGGAGCGGTAACAGTGTTCAAGGTGGATTTGAGATATTTAATTTTAACGTTCATAATGATGGGACTTCTAGAGCCGTCCCTACTGTTTTAGATCTAGAGGGGACAGTAGCATAATGCCCTTTGATGAATCGTTAGTAGATAAAGGTAGTTGGTTTTATGATACCAGTGATGGTTCCACTCCTCCCCCAGTAGGAGATGGTGTTACCTATTCTCGTGCCCTGGGCTGGCAGTCCCCGGAGGGAAACTTTTATGGACAGGAGAGATGGGTTAGAGATTGGTATTCTGCAGTTTTTTGGGACGGAGAAGAGTATAAAATATTTGAAATTGACGGGGAGGCCGATTCTCCTGAGTTATTGCCTATTCCTGGAGAAATTAATCCTAGAACTGGAGAACCTTATGGGTCTCGTAGCTCTTTTGAAATGTGGGCTACCCCAAGATTGAATTGGCCCCCAGAAGATTTAACAATATATGATGGGCGTAGCAAGGAGTACTGGTGGTGGGATGTTGATACACAAGAATGGAAAATAATAGAGTGGTACTGGACCTGTGACGGAGAAGATGAGCTTCCTCTTCCGGGAATTAAGAGAGGATCGGCACATATAATAATTTATCCAGATGTAAAGGTAATGTGGAATGGGTATGTTTGGAAAAGGTATTCCATAGATATGTTAGATGGGGGAGAGCGTGTTGATGGGTTAGAGGGATTAACAGAGCTTACTACAGGACAGGTTACACAACTACAAGGTGATCATAATAATTTATTGGCTTCTTATTTAGGTAATACAGATACAGGAGATGAGGAATTAGACGGTGCAGCTGAAGCTAATTTAGCAATGGTTAATACATTAAACGCCATGTCTGATCACGGGTGGATTACTTTAGCAGAAGCACTTGAGTTAAAGAAACACCTAGCAGATATTATAGCTGAATCTGAATCTTTAATTTTTATTGCTAATGCTTTAGAAGAAGCAGTAGAGGACTTAGATTTATCTTCAGAAATAAGTAATTATGATTCAGCGGTAACTCAATTAACTCTGGCTCTTAATAGTTGGATAAATGCATCAGCTTATCCGGTGGAAATAACTGGTACAGTAACAACAAGAGAGACTTTAGACGCTAGAATAGCAACTGTAGTATCAACACGAGAATTGTTAAGAACTGCAACCCAAAGTGCAAATATTAGTTATGTTGATGCGCAGACAATCCAATTAAACGAGTCAATCAATACCCTTTCTGGAAATGTAGATACTTGGTTTTCTGATGCTGTTATTACTTATATAGAGGCTAGCTCCCTTAAGACGTCGCTAATACAGGTTAATTCAGAATCTATTGATATTATAGCAGTGGCAGAGTCTCTACTAGTCTCAGCTGTAACAGTTTCTGCCTACACACAAGCACTGGACTATTTAGATACAGCCCTTGACTTATTTATAGATAAGACATCATATCCTATAGAAATCACTTCTCAGCAACGAGTAGATATCACTGAAGCCCTTGCGGAAGTTCAGGCTACAAAGACTTTATTATCTATAGCTATAGAAGAAAAGAGAACTCAGACTGCAATTGAATATATAGATCAGCAAGTGGGTGAGTTAGATTCTGCGTTTGCTAGTATGGCAGCAAATATTGTAGACTGGACGGTAGATTTATCTGTGAGTTCGTCCGAGTCAGACTCCTTAGAGATTAGCATGATAGCGGTGCAGTCCCAGGCAAGTGATTTGGAAGCAATTGCCTCTAGTCTTGCTCCTGTCCCAGAAACCTCCCCTGTAAGTTCCATTACTGCTGCAAAGACAGCTTTTTCTGATTCCTTATCCGCCTTATTTGTTTTACTTAATCCTTATATAAATCAACAATCTTATCCTATTGAGATAACACAAAACGATAAGGATACAATAGTAATTGCATTAAATGACACTCGTTCTAAAAAGTTACTTCTAGAAGATGCAATTAGTTCTACAAGAATAACTAATATTTATGATTACGTAGATGATCAAATTGGAGAGGTTAACACCGCCGTAGGAGACTTAGGCGATGAGTTAGCGCTAGCTTCTAATGATAGCTATATCACGCTAGCAGAGGCTAACGAAATTAAGCGCCATAAGGCGCAGCTTGACGCTGAATCTACAGACATAATTGCAATAGCCGCAGGCTTGGCTCCGGTCCCTGAGACAGACCCAATAAGTGCTATTACTACCAAGAAATTAGCATATTCCGCTTCGCTTACAGCGCTAACAAATGCGCTAGCAAGCTGGATCACTAATGTTACATATCCTCTGGAAATTACAGGACAAGTCACAACAAAAGTTGCGATGAGCACAGCTCTTGCTAATGTGAAGATAGCGCAGGCGGCGCTCACAAAAGAAATTCAAGCCTCTAACGTGGGTTACGTAGACGATCAAATTGGAGAAGTTAACACAGCCGTAGGAGATTTAGGAGATGAGTTAGCGCTAGCTTCCAATGATAGCTATATCACGCTAGCAGAGGCTAACGAAATTAAGCGCCATAAAGCGCAGCTTGACGCTGAGTCTACCGATATAATTGCAATAGCCACAGGCTTAGCTCCGGTCCCCGAGACAGACCCCGTAAGTGCTATCACCACTAAGAAATTAGCATATTCAGCTTCGCTTACCGCGCTAACTAATGCGCTAGCAAGTTGGATCACCAACGTTACGTATCCTCTGGAAATTACAGGACAAGTTACAACAAAAAGCACTATGAGTGCAGTGTTAGCTAATGTGAAGATAGCGCAGGCGGCGCTCACAAAAGAAATTCAAGCCTCTAACGTGGGTTACGTAGACGATCAAATTGGAGAAGTTAACACAGCCGTAGGAGATTTAGGAGATGAGTTAGCGCTAGCTTCCAATGATAGCTATATCACGCTAGCAGAGGCTAACGAAATTAAGCGCCATAAAGCGCAGCTTGACGCTGAGTCTACCGATATAATTGCAATAGCCACAGGCTTAGCTCCGGTCCCCGAGACAGACCCCGTAAGTGCTATCACCACTAAGAAATTAGCATATTCCGCTTCGCTTACAGCGCTAACAAATGCGCTAGCAAGTTGGATCACCAACGTTACGTATCCTCTGGAAATTGCAGGACAAGTCACAACAAAAGTTGCGATGAGCACAGCTCTTGCTAACGTGAAGATAGCGCAAGCAGCGCTCACAAAAGAAATTCAAGCCTCTAACGTGGATTACGTAGATGATCAAATTGGAGAGGTTAACACCGCCGTAGGAGACTTAGGCGATGAGTTAGCGCTAGCTTCTAATGATAGCTATATCACGCTAGCAGAGGCTAACGAAATTAAGCGCCATAAGGCGCAGCTTGACGCTGAATCTACAGACATAATTGCAATAGCGGTGAGTCTAGCTCCGGTGCCTGAGACAGACCCAGTTAGTGCTATTACTACCAAGAAATTAGCATATTCCGCTTCGCTTACAGCGCTAACAAATGCGCTAGCAAGTTGGATCACCAACGTTACGTATCCTCTGGAAATTACAGGACAAGTTACAACAAAAAGCACTATGAGTGCAGTGTTAGCTAATGTGAAGATAGCGCAGGCGGCGCTCACAAAAGAAATTCAAGCCTCTAACGTGGGTTACGTAGACGATCAAATTGGAGAAGTTAACACAGCCGTAGGAGATTTAGGAGATGAGTTAGCGCTAGCTTCCAATGATAGCTATATCACGCTAGCAGAGGCTAACGAAATTAAGCGCCATAAAGCGCAGCTTGACGCTGAGTCTACCGATATAATTGCAATAGCCACAGGCTTAGCTCCGGTCCCCGAGACAGACCCCGTAAGTGCTATCACCACTAAGAAATTAGCATATTCCGCTTCGCTTACAGCGCTAACAAATGCGCTAGCAAGTTGGATCACCAACGTTACGTATCCTCTGGAAATTGCAGGACAAGTCACAACAAAAGTTGCGATGAGCACAGCTCTTGCTAACGTGAAGATAGCGCAAGCAGCGCTCACAAAAGAAATTCAAGCCTCTAACGTGGATTACGTAGATGATCAAATTGGAGAGGTTAACACCGCCGTAGGAGACTTAGGCGATGAGTTAGCGCTAGCTTCTAATGATAGCTATATCACGCTAGCAGAGGCTAACGAAATTAAGCGCCATAAGGCGCAGCTTGACGCTGAATCTACAGACATAATTGCAA